GCGAAGAGAGCCGGCCATCCCGCGCCCCGCGGGCCGGTGTCGCGGTTCCACCCCGACGGGGAGACGACAGACCCGGAGGCGAGCCGGTGTCGGGTGGCGCGAGAGAAGACGGGCGAGCCGTCGCCGCTGGGAGGGGGGGGCGCGGCGACGGCTCTGCCCGGGTGATCGCCGCGGGGGGGATCCGCGGCGACACCATGCTGAGAAGGGATGCGGCGGCGAGGGAGGCGAACGGCGGCCAGCACGGGTAATCACCCGCCCGCGGGACTACCGACGCGCGCACCGCGGGCGCATCCTCTCGCCGGGGGCGTGCGTGCTCCTGTGCGAACTCGGCGCGCGCGAACTCGGGGACGCAGTCGAAGAAGTCGCTCACGCCCGCGCCTCCGGGATGAGGGTCGGGCGACGGAGGGAGTGCATCCGGTTCCGGAACTCGACGGCGAAGTCGGCGGCGGCCTTCTGCTCCACGGTCAGGTGCGCCTCGTACTCGAGCGTGAACTCATCGAGCCGGACCCCATTCACGGTGTACCGCCGGACCTCCGTTCGCGGTTCGCGAACCAGCGCCCGGGAGAGGCGCTCGCCCCACGTCAGGAGCCGTAGACCGACCATGGACAGCGCGAGAGCGACGGCGAGGCGGAGGGCTCTCATCGGTTCCTCCCGAGCATCTTCGTGACGCGCTCCCGGACGACCTCTTCGATGCCCATGTCGTGGAGCACCTCGAGCGTCGCCGCGTGCCGGTCCTCGACGGACGGCGGCGGCTTCGGCTTGAACTCACCCTCGGCGACGGTGCAGACGGCGACCACGTAGCGCGGGGGTCGGTGGCGGCTGTTGTCGATCGCCCAGGTGACGAGCTTGTCGGGGGCGTGGGCCTGGCGGGTGCGGATCCGGGAGAGTTGCGCGCCGCTGATGCCGGTCCGGTCGGCGAGGTCGTCGTCGGAGAAGCCGGTCGAGTCGATGTCCTCCCACAGGGCCGCGTGGATGTAGGCTCCGGCGTCCTCGTAGCTCTCGCCGATGACGCCGCGGAGGCGTCGCTGCACCGGCGGTGCGCGCCCCGGAGCGTTCGGCGTCAACTCCTGCCGGTCGCTGACGGTCGAGGTTGAGGCATGAATCGGCACCATGAGGAGCCTCGCGGACTGCCTAAGCGCTGCGCTTGGAGGACTGGCCCGCCGGACGGCCGGCGCCGCGGCGAACGAACCGGCTGCGGGCCGCGAGGGCGGCGAGGCGCTCGACCTTCAGCCCGAGCACCTTGGAGAGCCGCCGGATCTGCTCGAACGTGGGCGCCTGCTGCCCGCGCTCAAGGAACGACAGGGACGTGGGGTGGATGCCGGCGCGCTCCCGGAGGTCCTCTCCGGTGAGGCCCCTGCGCTCACGCGCGGCCTTGATGGTCGTACCGAACAGGTTGGTGCCGCCGGTCTCCATGAATGTGCATTATGCACATCCGGAGACGGTTTTCAACATGCACAGCGGGCGCAGGCGACGACGGCGGCGAGGCGTGCGTAAGATGCCGCTACCTGTGTCACCTTCCGGAAAGACGGCCCGCGCGGGGGCCGGTTACACCCGCGCCGTGGAGAACATCGAACGCATGCGCCTCGAGGTTGGCGACCGCGAAGGGAGCGAGCTCCAGCAGAAGGAGATCGCCTTCGGCGTCGGGCTGAGCGAAAGCGTGTTCTCCCAGAAAATGCGTGGCGTCCGGTCCCACTTCTACGAGGACGAGTTCGAGAAACTGGCCGCCTGGTTCAGAAAGAGGACCGGTCGACCCCTCATTGGATTTCCTCACTTGGACTGGACCCTTATGGAAAGCTGCGACCGGAAAGTAGGCGGCTGGCGGCCTTGACGCGCGGTGTGACGCGATTTGACCCATTCCGATCCCGCCCGGGGTGTGCGGTAGACTGCCGCGCATGTCGATCACGGGGGAGACCTGCGCCACTGCGCATCCGGAGCGCGCGGCGGAGGGCCTGAAGGACTACCGGACCGCCGCGGACGGACTCCGCCGCTGCCTTGCCCTCGCTGACCTCCATGCCGAGCGCGGCGACGCGCGAACGGCCGCAGGCTACCTGCTTGCCGCGATGGAGGACCTGGCGCCCGAGCTGACGACGCTCCGGGCGCTGGTCTCCGACTAGCCCCCGCAGGTCTCACCACCCCGGGCGTCACCGGACGTCCCGGGCCCCACTCGGGCCCGGCGACGCACCGTCCGTTCCTGTCCAGCCGCTTTTCTTCTTGCAAAGTGTCCGGACGATGTGCATACTGCACATTATCAGCATCGCGGAGCGGCACGGGAGACGGTCTTCGGACGCCAGCACCCAACCCGCCGAGCGAGCCGGAAGCGAAGCCCGGTGGACGCCGGGCGCAGCGCGGCGGCGGGCTGACGCGGAGCAGCGCGAACAGAAACAGGGGGAAGCGATGGCGAGCGCGATGCTGGTGGTGGTCCCGGAGGAGTTCCTGTGCGAGTGCGGCTGCGGCCAGACCGTCGCCGCCGCGCACGAGTACGCATCGGTCCTCTGCATCGAGACCGAGATCACGCGGCTGCTCGAGGAGAAGCGGGCGGCGGACGACTGCCCCGCGTGCCGCGCCGAGGCGATCGAGTCCGAGTACGCCGAGGCACTGGGCGACATGGAGCGCGACACCGCCGAGGTCGAGGCGGGGCTCGCCGCGTTCTACGGGGAGGCCCGGCCGTGAACTCCGAGGCGGAGACCCGGGAGCAGGCCGAGGACGACGCGGTCCGCGCCTGCGAGACGACCCGCTGCACGAAGCCCGCGGAGCCCGGGAGCGACTACTGCCGCGAGTGCCTGTCGGCGATGTCCGAGGACTTCTGGGACGGCGTGAAGCAGGACCGCCGGGCGAGGAACTGACCATGTCCGTCGTCTCTCTGGACGTCGAGAGGAAGCGTCGCGAACTCGAGTGGCGCGAGAGGCGCCGCGGTGTCATCCCCTCCACCCTGCTCCCGGCCGTGATGGGCCTCCCGGGCGCCTACGGCTCCCCGATGGCCGCCTGGCTCCACGCGAAGAACGCCGTCGAGGAGGGCGAGACCCCCGAGTGGATGGAGTGGGGCAAGCGCCTGCAGGGGCCGATCCTCATCGGCTACTCGGAGCGGGTCGGCGCGCCGATCGACTTCGTCGACGAGTTCGACTTCTACGTCTCGCCGGCGTGCCGGTACCTCGGCGCCTCCCTCGACGCGCGGTGGAGCCTCGGGGACCGCCGCCCGGTCGACGCGAAGAACATCGGCTTCCGCGACGACCAGTGGGGCGAGGACCTCACGGACGAGATGCCGGGCCGCTACATCGTCCAGCTCCACGTCCAGATGGACGTGACCGAGACCCAGGTCGCCGACCTCGCGGTCCTCTTCGGCGGGCGCGAGCAGGGGATCTTCCGGACCGAGCGCGACGAGGAGATCATCGCCGGCGCCCGCGAGGCCGCGACCGTCTTCATGGAGCGGTACGTCCTCGCCGACGTCCCGCCGCCGGTGGACGGCTCGGACGAGTGGACCCGGTTCCTCGCCTCCCGGAAGCCGCGGTTCTCCGACTACATCGAGGTCTCGAAGCTCGCCGAGGCCGACCAGGCGGCGATCCTCCGCGCCTACCGGAAGCTCAAGGCGGCGAAGGCGGTCGGCAAGCGCGGGAAGGAGGCCGAGGCGCTCTGGGGGAACCACCTCCGCGCCGCCATCGGCGAGCACCACGGGCTCATCCTCCCGAACGGGAAGAAGGTCCACTTCAAGCCGAACAAGGACGGCGTCCAGGAGGACCTCGACGCCGAGCTCGCCGAGCTCGCGCGCCGCGCAGGCGTCGACCTCGCCACCTTCCGCAAGGCGTACCAGACCACGAAGCCGGGCAACCGGCCCCTGCTGCTCCCGAAGGGAGAGGAGTAACCCATGGCCCAGACCAACGGCTCGAACCAGGCCGGCAGCTACACCCCCACGACCGCCCTCGCGACGGCGGCGCCCGGCGCTCCGCTCGCGGTCGCCGCGACGAACGAGACCTCCGCTATGGTCCTCGCCGCCCAGGCGAAGGCCCTGGTCGAGGCGCGGTTCACGATCGCGCACCACAAGCCGCGCAACCTGGAGTCGGTCCGCCAGCGGCTCCTCAACCTCTGCAAGGACCCGGGCTTCTCCGAGGAGGCCCTGTACTGCAAGCCGATGGGCGGCAAGCGCGACGATGAGGAGGACGGCGACGAGCGGCGTGGCGGCGGCGTCGAGGGGCTCTCGATCCGCTTCGTCGAGGCCGCGCTGCAGATCCTCCGCAACGTCGACACCTCCTCTACCGCCATCTACGACGACCACGAGAAGCGGATCGTCCGGATCACCGTGGCGGACATGGAGGAGAACGTCGCGTTCTCGACCGACGTCACGATCAAGAAGACGGTCGAGCGGCGGTCCCTGCGGCGCGGCGAGGAGGACCTCGTCATCCGCCAGCGGACGAACTCCTGGGGGAAGCCCGTCTATATCCGGTGGGCGACCGACGAGGAGATCCTCGACAAGGTCAACGCCCTCACCTCGAAGGCGATCCGCGAGGCCGGGAAGCGGCTGATCCCCGCCGACATCCGCGCCGAGGCGGAGCGGACCATCCGCGCGACGCTCGCGAAGCAGGACCAGGCGGTCTCGCCCTCCGCTGCGCGCCGGAAGATCCTCGACAACTTCTTCGCGATCGGCGTGGACGCCGACATGGTCGCCGAGCTCCTGGGCCACGACCGCGCCGAGTGGACGCCGAAGGAGATCCAGCGGCTCCGCGGGACGTTCGTTGCCCTGCGCGAGGGGCTCGCGACCTGGGACGAGATCCTCGAGGGCAAGCCCGAGGTCCAGAAGAAGATCGAGGAGGTCGCGGCGCGGAACCCTGGCGCCCAGGCGGCCGCGCCCGCGCCCGCGCCCGCGCAGGCCCCCGCCGCGGCCCAGGCGCCCGCGCAGGGCGAGCCCGCCGCGCCGGCGCAGCCCGGCGCCCAGCCCCAGGCGGCGCAGCCCCCCGCCGCCGCGCCGGCGAAGCGGGTCACCTTCTGCCCGAGCTGCGGGACGCGCGCCGACGCCAACCCGCCCCACGCCGCCGACTGCGACTCGCCCGACGCCGCCCAGCGCCGCGCCGCGGCCGCGCCGCCCGCGAACCAGACGCCCCCGCCCGCCCCGCCCGCCGCAACCCCCTCGGCGCCGCCGAAGTCCGCCCTCGGCGCCGAGGGGGTGAAGGCCGCCATGCGCGCCCAGCGGTGGGACGCTGCCGCGCCGACGCCCGCCGCCGGCGAGCGGAAGGCCCCCGACGACACCGCGGCGCGCCGCGCCGGCCCGCCCACCACCGAGACCTTCGACTTCGACCGGTAGAGGAGACCCCCATGCGTATCGTCAGGTTCGAGGCCCAGAACTTCAAGCGGCTGCGCGCCGTTTCCATCGCCCCCGACGGCTCCATCGTCCGGATCTCCGGCCGGAACAGGCAGGGGAAGAGTTCCACCCTCGACGGGATCGCCGCCCTCCTCGGCGGCGAGCGCCTCTGCCCGAGGGAGCCGATCCGCCGCGGCGAGACGGAGGCCCTGCTTCGCGCCGAGATGGACGAGGACCTCGTGGTCGAGCGGCGCTTCCGCGTCGCCGCCGACGGCGCGGTGACCTCCACCCTCAAGCTCACCCGGAAGGACGGCTTCAACGTCAAGAAGCCCCAGGCGACCCTCGACGCCCTCGTCGGGAAGATCGCCTTCGACCCCCTCGCGTTCCTCCGGTACGAGCCGAAGAAGCAGGCGGAGACCATCCGCGAGATCGCCGGGGTGGACCTCTCCCCCTTCGACGCGCGGCGCCAGGCCGCCTATGACCGGCGGACCGAGGTCAACCGCGAGCTCGCCGCGGCGAAGGCCCGCCTCGCCACCCTCCCCGCCGTCGAGGCGCCCGACGCCGAGGTCAGCGCGGCCGACCTCCTCGATGAGCAGAACCGGCGCGCCGCCGCGCTCGCCGCGAACGACCAGGCCCGCGCCCGGCTCCGGAAGCTCGGTGGCGACTTCAACGCGGCCGCGGCCGAGGTCGAGCGGCTCGAGGCCGCCCTCGCCACCGCGCGGTCGCGCCTCGAGGACCTGCGGACCACCGGGAAGGCGGCGAAGGCCGAGGTCGAGGCCCTCACCGACCCGGACATGACCGAGATCCCCGGGAAGCTCCGGGAGATCGAGGCGACGAACCGCACCGTCCGGGCGAAGAAGGAGCGAGCCGCCCTCGCCGGAAAGGCCCTGGATCTCGACGAGCAGGCCGCGCAGCTCACCGAGGCGATCGAGCAGGTGGACGCCGAGAAGGCCGCCGCCCTCGCCGCAGCGAAGCTCCCAGTCCCGGGGCTCTCGTTCACCGCCGACGGGGTGCTCCTCAACGATCTGCCGTTCGAGCAGGCCGCGGCGTCGGAGCAGCTCCGGGTGTCGATGGCGGTGGCGCTCGCGACCCACCCGAAGCTTCCGATCGCGCTGATCCGGGACGCCTCCCTCCTCGACGGTGACGCCCTCGCGCTGGTGGGCGAGATGGCGGAGGCGGCGGGCGCCCAGGTCTGGCTCGAGATGGTCGGGCCGGCCGGCGACGCGGTGGTGATCGAGGACGGCCAGGTCGAGGGCGCGGCCGCGCCGGCGGAGACCGCTCGTGCCTGACCCCACCCCCACCGACCTCGTGCTCGCCGTCGCCCACGGCCGCCGCGTGCTGATCGACGACCTGGAGTCGCCGACGTGCGTGACCGTGCACACGTCGGCGGGGCCGCGGCATTTCTTCGGGGGCTCCATCGCGTCGGCTCTGGAGCGCGCCGCGTGCGGGCTGACCCCGCGCCTCGTCACCCGGGACCCGGAGGATCCGCTGTGACGACCGACGGGACTTCCGTCCGAGAGGATCTCGGGTACTCGCACGCGCCAGCCCGCGCCAAGCCGCCGCCCGCTCGGATCGTCCACGTTAAGACGGTCCGCGACGAGTGGCCGCCAATCCGGGACGGGTTCGAGGCGATGGTCCTCCGGTCCACCGGGAAGGTCTGCTTCCTGTTCCGCGCCACGGAGCGCGAGGCGCGCGCCGCCGCTCTCAAGGAGGTCCGTCGGTGACGCGCTGCCACTACTGCCACGGGACCCCGGTGAACCCGATCCCTCCCCGCTCCCTCTGGCGCGTGGAGGACGACGGGACCCAGACCGAGCTCACCGCGTGCCGCGCGTGCTTCGATGCCGCCGACGCAGAGGACGAGCGGCGGATGCTCATGGCGGCGGGGATCCCGCCCCTCCCCGTCGCCGGCGACGCCTTCGAGCCGCGCTACCAGAAGCGCCTCCCGAACCTCATCGGGACCCGGGTCGGACGGTGGACGGTCACGGGCGTCACCTACCGCCAGCGCCGCAACGGCCGCGCCCTCCGGTGCTGGGTGCTCCGCTGCTCCTGCGGGACGCCACGGGTGGTGCCCTGCGACAAACTCCACGACCGCGGCGAGAAGTGCGGGGCCTGCACCCGGCGCGAGCGCGAGCAGGGCCGGGCGCCCCGGTACGGCGGGCGCCTCGTGTCGGAGTGGGCCGAGGTCGCCGGCGTCTCCCTGAACGCGATCCGGCAGCGCATCAAGCTCGGGTGGCCCGTGAACCGCCTCGCCGAGCCCGGGAGGGCCGCATGACAACGGCCGAGGCGAAGCGCCACCAGCACAGCATCGACCCACGGGTGAGGGCGGAAGCGGCTCGCGTCCTCGCGGCGGCTCAGGCCCGCAAGCGCCGGACCGCCCCGCGGCGCGCCGACCGGCTCAAGGCGAAGGCGGCGAAGGCCGCGCGCCACGCCGCCGACACCGCCCGGATCCGCGCCTACTGCGAGAGGCGGGCGGCCGGCGTCGGCGAGCTCTGCGGCCATCCCCTCCACCCCGAGGAGGCGCAGCTCTGCCACCTGGACGGCGGGAGCGGAAAGCGCCGCCAACTCCAGTCCGTCGAGAACTGCGTCATGGAGCACCCCGAGCACCACCAGGGGCCACTCGGGTTCGACAACAAGCCGCTCGCGTGGCTCGCGGAGGTGAAGGCGTGGGCGGAGCGGCACGGATACCCCGTCCCGGAGCGGTTCCGGAAGCTCGAGGCGTTGAAGGGAGGCGACCGTGGGTGACAAGAGCTCGATCGAGTGGCTCGACGGCGGCGCGACCTGGAATCCGACGCGGGGCTGTACCCCCTGCGCGCCGGAGTGCGCCAGGTGCTACGCGCGCACCTTCGCCGAGCGGTGGCGGGGCATCCCCGGCCACGCCTACGAGCAGGGCTTCGACCCGCGCACCGTGCCGGACGCCCTCGACCTGCCCCTCCGGTGGACGAAGCCCCGGACCATCTTCGTCAACTCGATGTCCGACCTCTTCCATGAGGCGTTCCCGGACGCCTACGTGCTCCAGGTGATCGACGTCATCCGGTCGTGCCTGAGCCTGCGCGGCCACCGGTTCATCCTCCTGACGAAGCGGGCGGCGAGGATGCGGGACTTCCTCGCCCGGCTCAGATGGGACAGCGACGGCGAGGGCCGCCTCTGGCTCAGCGACCGCCACGCGACGCCGGCCGGCTTCGCCCCTCGCGGCGACGGCTACGCGCTCGCCCGCTCCCTGACGAACCTCACCGTGGGCGTCTCGGTCGGCACCCTCGACCGGCGCGGCGACATCGACGACCTGCGCGCGACGCCGGCGGCCGGCCGGATGGTCTCGTTCGAGCCGCTCCTCGAGGACCTGGGCGACGTCGACCTCCGCGGCATCGACGTGGCGGCGATCGGCGGGGAGAGCGGGCCGGGAGCTCGACCCTGCGACGTGGCGTGGATCCGCTCTCTCGTCGCCCGCTGCCGGACGTTCGGCGCGCATGCGTTCGTGAAGCAGCTCGGGGCGATGCCCGTCATGCCCGAGCTGACGTGGCGCGAGATGAGCGCTCGCGGCCCGGCGCCCCTCATCGGCCCCGGCGCGCCCGCCGGGCTGGTCCGCCTCGCCCTGCGCGACCGGAAGGGGGCTGATCCACAGGAATGGCCATCGGACCTCCGCGTGCGGGAGCTCCCCAATGGCCGGTGAGCGATGGAGGCCCGTCGTGGGCTGGGAGGGCGTCTACTCCGTGTCTGACCTCGGTCGCATCCGGCGCGACGCCGGAGGCCGTGGAGCGGTCGCAGGCCGCATCATCACGGCGAAGCGCAACAAGAAGGGTTACCAGTACGCCGATCTCTCCCGCGACGACCGGAAGATCCGTCGCCTCGTCCATCAGCTCGTCGCGGAGGCGTTCCTTCCCGCGCGGCCGTCCGCTGAGCACCACCCGAACCACATCGACGCCGACAAGACGAACAACTCGGTGGCGAACCTCGAGTGGCTCACCGTCCCGCAGAACAACGCTCACGCCCGGAGCCTCGGCCTCGTTCCCGCATTGAGTGGCGAGGAGAACGGCCGCGCGAAGCTCACCGCCGAACAGGTAGCGGAGATCCGGGCGCTGAAGGGCAAGGTCGGACAGCGCCGGATCGCCGCTCGATTTAGGGTCGCGAGGACCACCGTCCAGTGGATCCACAACGGGCGGAATTGGCGAAACGACCCGGAGGCGCCCCGTGGCTAGCTGGACCCCGGCCCCCGACCAGCGGTGCTGCGGCACCTGCGCCCACCTCTGCCGCAAGGACGAGGAGCTCACCTGCGCCAAGGACGTCGTCGCCTGGGTGGGCACCACCTGGTGGGGGACGGCCTGCACCGAGTACGAGCGCCGGCCCGAGCCGGCAGAGGGACGGACGCCATGATCGACCGCATCGACGAGCTGCTCGCCGCGCTGGACCGCGGCGGCGACAGGCGGGCCACCGTGGAGGCGTGGCTGCGATTCCCGTGCAAGCCCTCCCCGGACTCTGCCCCCGCGGCGACCCCGCAGGACGCGCCCGGAGCCGGTATCAGCCTCCGGGTCCCGCTGGAGGCCGCGCAGGCAGCCTACACCCAGGGCATCGAGGAGGGGCGCCGCGAGGTGCTCGCGCTCGTGCGACGGGAGGTAGGCATCGCCCTCCACGACGGCATCGCCAGAGAACTCGCCGCCCCCTCCTCTCCCCCGTCCCCGCCCGTGAGCCGTCTCGCCGGGACGTTCTACAAGACGCCTCAGAACCTCCGCCGAGCCCTCTCCTCCATCGCTGCGCTTGCCCCGTGGCCGGCGCAGGTGGACCGGATCGGGCCCGAGGCGTGGCGGTACCTCGCCCAGACCATGGGCGACATCGCCTTGATCGCCAGCGGGATGCCGCCGAGGGGGCCGCAGCCCACGCCCGGATCGAGCCCCACACTCAAGCCCGGGGAGGCACCGTGAGCGACCTCAAGGCGTTCGAGGGGCTGGTGGACGCGCTGGGACCGCTGGATGGGAAGCGGACTTGGTACATCGAGGCCCGAGTCGGCGCGGGGAACTTCCGCGACGAGCACGTCCGATTCATCAATGACCGACGCGGAACCGGCGAGGAGCGGAGCTACATCAACCTCCCGGCCAAGGACGCCTTCGCCGCGCTCCTCGATGCCCTGCGGGGGCCGGACCTCGCGCTACCGGGACCGCTCAAGTGCGGCCACGGGGACCGTCAGCGGGTCGTCATCGTCCGCGAGTGCGAGTGCGGCGACTCCAAAACCGTGGCCGTGCCCGACGCCTGGTCTCGCAGGGCAGGGGGTGCGCGATGAGCACGAACTGGGAAGCGGTCTTGAAGGGCGACCTCGACGAGCTGCACCGCGCCGTCTACGAGCGGACGGCGGATCAGCGCGACGACCCGTCGAGCCGAGAGCAGGAGTACGCCGACGTGATCATGGCGCTCTGCCAGCGGTGCAGGTCCGCCGAGGCCGCAGCCTCCGGGCTGGCGGATGCGCTGCGGGAGGTGGGGCGCCGCGCCTCGCTGCCCGTGACCCCGAAGGTGAACGGCCTCCCGGAGACGGAGGAGACGGCCGCCTCCGCCATCGCTGAGTGCGTGCGGCTCGCTCTCGCGCACGTCGCGCAGCCCGTGGCCGGGGCCCTCCGCTCCTGGGACGAGGCGCGCGCCAAGGGAGAGAGGGGGAGCACGCCATGACGATGACGGAGCCCCAGTGCGGCCTCTGCGGCGGGAGCAGGGTCATCCGGGTGACGGGCGTGGACGGGCGAACGCGCGTCTTTCCGTGCGACGAGTGCTCTGCGCTGGCGCCGAAGGGACCCCGGACCGCGTTTCTGCGCATCGTGGGACCGAGTGACGGTGACCGTGCCTCCAAGGGGGAACGATGACGCTGACCTGCCCCCACTGCCGCGCCGCGTTCCCCTTCATCGACACGACGCGCTGCCCGAGCTGCGGGAAGACGCCCCCATTCCCCCCGAGCCCCGCGCCCGAGCCGGTCTACTGCGGAAAGTGCGGGACGAAGCTCGCGAAGGACGGAACCTGCCCCGAGAACCTGTGCCCCTTCTACAACGAGAAGCCCACGAGGACGCGATGACGAGGCTGACGCAGAACCAACTCGACGAGCTGACCGAGGTCTACGGCTACGCGCCCAACCACATAGAGGTGGAGGAAGGGGCCGCCGTGCTCCAGGCCACGGTCTTTTACGACGCCGCCATCCGCCTGTTCCCGTCTCTGCTTGCCGAGGTCCGGGCCTCCCGTTCCTCCCCCTCGTCGCCGGGGCTCAGGGAGGCCGTCGAGGCGCTGGCGAAGGAGTGGGAGGCTCACGCCGATTCGATCACAGCGAGCAACTCGCACGGCCGCTCCAGGCGGCACATCATCCGCGACCACGCCGCGAAGCTTCGCGCCCTCTCCTCCACCGGGACCCACGCGACCGCGGCGCCGGACCCCGATGAGGAGCGAGAGCGGGTGGAGCAGATCATCCGCGAGGTGATCTGCGTGCTGGCCTTCGGTGATCTCCCGACCTGCGAGTGCGGCAAGGACGCGGTGTGCGTAGGGTGGGGCGAGGGCCGGATCGAGACCCTCGCCGTCATGTGCGACGACTGCTGCGGCCACGGCAACGAGGACGGGTGGTGCGTCCCGCTGGAGAAGTTCTACCCGTCGAAGCGTCGCTCCGCCCGCGCCAGGGAGAACACGGGGGCGCCGGACGCCGACCTCGACCTCGATTCCGTCGAGTACGCGCCCGGCGAGACGGTGGTGAACCTCTACGACCAGGCGCGCGCCAAGGGCCGCGAGGAGGGACGCAGGGAGGTAGCGGACCACTTCGAGGCCAGGGTCAAGCGCGAGCGGGACAACGGTACACGTTCCCCGTGGCTGGACTGGATCGACAACGAGGTTCGCCACGTGCGGTCCCTCGCCGCCCCCACCCCGGCCCCCGCGCTGGCGCCCTGGTACGAGGCGGACGGCTCCACGGTGATGCTCCCGGCCGAGGAGGTGGAGCGGCGCCGCAAGCTCGCGGCGAAGGTGCTGGACGCCGCACGAACGCTCAGGCGCGCGAACGAGGGCTGCGTGTTCTTCCCCGGCCTCTGGGCCCTCGCCGAGGCACTCGACGCCCTCGCCGCCCCCACCCCGGGGATCGGGGACCAGGACAAGGAGGATGGACGGTGAGGATCGCCTACGCCGACCCGCCCTATCCCGGGTGCGCGCACTACTACGAGGGCCACCCGGACTATGCGGGCGAGGTGGACCACGACGCGCTCCTGGCGCGGCTCCGTTCCGACTTCGACGGCTTCGTGCTGCACACCCACGTTCCCGGACTCGTGCAGTTGGCACCGAAGCTGCTGGGGGGGGAGCGCGTCATGGCGTGGGTTAAGCCGTTCGCCGCCTTCAAGCGCAACGTCTCCGTGGCCTACGCCTGGGAGCCGGTGATCGTGAAGGCGTGCCGCAAGCCGGTGGTGACCAAGCGCGTCGTCATGCGCGACTGGATCGCGGAGTCCATCACGCTGAAGAAGGGGCTCACCGGGGCGAAGCCGCCGAAGGTCGTCCGATGGGCGTTCGAGATGGTCGGCGCGCAGCTCGGCGATTCCCTCGTCGACCTGTTCCCAGGGACCGGGATCGTCGGCGCGACATGGAAGGAGTGGCAGGACGAGCGGATGCGGGAGTCGGTGGGCGCCGGGTTCGTCCAGACGCTCCGCGACCTCCACGCCGCTCCGCATGTCATCGAGGCTGCACAACTCGCCGTCGATTCCGCCCCCTCCCCCGGGGACCACGGCGGAGAGAGGGAGGGGACGTGATGGCCCACTCGTGCCCCCACTGCTGGATGCTGTGCCACTGCGGCGGAGACATCGACGACTGCTGCTTCGATGACACGCCCGAGCAGGACGCGTGCATGCACTGCGACCCTTTCGATGACGAGCACCGCGACGACGACTACGACAGCGACGACGACGCTGCGCGCGACCCCAGCGACAAGGAGGACGGACGTGGGTGAGATGGTCGAGGTGAAGCGGTGGGCGGCGGGGTACCTCCAGCGCGCCCCGCTGTGGCATTGGCTCGTGGTGCGGGTGTTCCGGCGTCATGTCCTGCGGGTCTGCGACCGCGTGATCGGCGAGGGCTACACGGCGGGGGTCATCGACTCGCGGCGGATGCACGAACTGCTCGCCATCCAGAACGCGATGCTGTTCCCGGAGCGCGCCCCCGCCCCCGGGGACCACGGCGGAGAGAGGGAGGGGACGTGAGCGTGGACCTGATCCACTACGTGTGCATCCGGGCGGCGCGCCGGTTCGGCGGCAGCGACGGGCTGTTCAACGCCGCCGGCTTCTCGTGGGCATGGAAGCAGATCACCGGCCTGGAGTCGGGGCTCGACGGCTACGCGGTGCAGGCGATACTGCACGGACGCAGCGACGTTCGCTCCGACGGTCACGCGCACTACTGGCTGCGCGACCCCAGCACGGGAGGTGGGACGTGAGGCGCGACGCCTTCGGCCGACCGGCGCTGTGGCTGGGCGAGAACGTGGAGATCGTCTGGATGGGCTGGCGGAAGTGGGTCCCGTTCGGCGCGTTCTACTGGATCCCCCAATCGAACCCGATGGCGGACGTGTGGCGGTGGCAGGCGTTCGTCGGTCCGGTGGAGATCCGCGGCTGGGTGCCGCGAGGAGCGACGCCATGACGAGGACCGAGGCGCCCCGCTCGATGCGGAACTCGCTGATCCGCTGCGTCGCCCTCATGCGCGACGTGGCAGGCGACATCGCGAAGGACTACCCGGGCCTCGCGCGGGACATCACCGAGACGCTGGACTCGATCCGGCTCGCGGACCTGCTGGCGGCGGACCGCTCCGCGACCACGGAGCATCACCTGCGGGTGTGCTCGGTGCTCAGCGAGGCCGACTTCGCGTGCTCGCTGCCACGGGGCCACCTCTGCGACCACATCGCGATCAACGGGGCGAACGGCGAGGAGGTGGACCGCTGGCCGCGCCCCTCGTCCCCCGCGGCCCCGGAGTGCAGGCACGTCGGCAGACTCCTCGGCGGTCCTGACGGCGTGCGTTGCGACGTGTGCGGAGCCTTCTGGCGCGAGGACGGTCAGGACTGGGACCTCGGGGGGCAGCGATGAAGACCAAGGCGAAGATCGCGCCCGATCTTGAGGCCCTGCTACGCGAGCGGGCGTCGGCGCTCATGCTGTCGGCCGCGGAGCGGGAGCAGTTCTCAGCAATGTGTCGGGTGGTTGAGGCGGCACAGGCCGTCCACGCCCGCTACCTGCGGCAGTGGACGCGGCACCAGAACAAGTCGGAGGAGCGGCTGGGGAAGGCCCTCGGTCGACTCGTGCGAGCCAGCCGGCAGGAGGGGAGCGATGGGACGTAGGACGATCGCGCCGGATCTGACCGCCTTCGTGGAGGGGGCGCTCTACATGGACGGCAAGGGAGCGCGAGCGGTGCGCCGCCAGCTCCGCGACCTCAAGGCCGTGGCGCGCGCCTGCGAGGACGAGACGGCCAGCGACCGCGGCTGTCAGGCGAAGCCGATGCGCGAGCGCTGCCCGATGTGCCGCGCCCTCGCCCGCCTGCGCCGCGCCTCTCGCAAACGGGAGGGGCGGTGAGCGGGTTCGGCCTGTTCATGCTCATCCTCGCCGCCGGTTCCGCCGTCGTCGCCGCGGCGGAGGGGTCGTGGCGGCTGTGCGTGCTCCAACTCGGTCTCACCGCCTGGATCGCGACCGACCTCTACAACGACTGGCGCGCCGCGCGCCCCGGAGGGTCTGACTAGCCGTGGGCGCCGTGGTCCCCAGCCTCGAGGAGATCCGCGCCATGGTTCGCGAGGAGCTCGCGCGCGCCCTCGCCGAGGTCCGCCCGCCCGCCGCCGGCGAGGGGTGGGCCACGACGGAGCAGGCCGCGGAACTGCTCGGCGTCACCCCCAAGACGGTGGGGCGCTGGGCCGCCGCGGGCCGTCTGCGCGCCACCCGCCACGGCCGGACGTGGCGCATCGACCGGGCGGGCCTTCCGGCTCCTAAACCCGCGTCCCCCGAGGAGCACGCCCGCGTCGCCGTCCTGGCGCTCCACCGCGGCGGCTGATCCTGCTATGGGTCCCGACATGCCCCGCGCTGAGTGGTCCGGGTCGGTCTACCTCCCGGCCGGCCGAACGCGCCTGCACCTCTCCGTCCGCGTCGCCGGTCGCTGGCGCTCCAAGGCGACCCCCTACCCCGACACGCCCGAGGGCCGAGAGCTCGCCGGCCGGATGCTCGCCGCGCTCCGCTCCCAGCTCCAGGCGGAAGAGGCCGCCGGAGCCGCCGACGCCCCCCTGACGGTGGAGCGGTGGGCGGAGACCTGGCTCGAGACGCGCCGGGACCCCACCTACGACCGGATCCACCTCACCCTCCACGTCCTGCCGGTCATCGGGTCCATGCCCCTGCGCCGGCTCGAGCCGCGCCACCTCCTCGAGCTGGTGGACGCCTGGCGCGCGGCGGGCGCGGCCGCGCGGACGATCCGCAACAGGTACGCCACCGTCCACGCCATGTGCCGGGACGCCGCGGTGCGGGGCCTCATCCCCCAGAGCCCGGCGATCCTGTCCCGTCCGGCGCACCTCCCCGCGATCGAGGACGTGGACCCGGAGTGGCGCGCCTCGGCGGTGCTCCAGCGGGCCGAGGTCGAGCGGCTCCTCGGCGCCGGCGGGCCGGCCGATTCCCGGGTGGCCTGGCACCTCCTCGCCCTCGCCGGCCTCCGTCACGGCGAGCTCGCCGCGCTGCGGTGGCGGCACTACGACGCCGAGCGGGAGCCCCTCGGGTCGCTCCTCATCGCCCGGTCGAACCGGCGCGGGCGCACCAAGACCGGCCAGACGCGCCAGGTCCCCGTGCTCCCCGCCCTCGCGGCGGTGCTCGCGGCGTGGCGCCTGACCGGCTGGGAGCGGTTCCTGGGGCGCGCGCCGGGCCCGGACGACCTCGTGCTACCCCTCCGCGGCCTGCGGGGCTCCCCGGAGCCCAGGATGCGCTCCAAGGGGCACACGCTGCGCCGGCTGCACCGCGCCCTTGCCGCGCTGGGCCTGCGGCCGCGTCGGGTCCACGACCTCCGCCGGACGTGGATCTCCCTCTGCCTGAGCGACGGCGCGGACCGGGAGACGCTCCGGTGGGCCAGCCACGGCCGCCCGGGCGACGTCCTGGGCGCGTACACGGAGATGGAGTGGGCGAAGCTCTGCGCCGAGGTCGGGAAGCTGAGCGCCCGCGCCGCGCGCGCCGCGGTGGTGGCGCTGAAGCCGCGCCGGCGCTGAGCGCGAGTACGGCTGCTCGCGCTCCGATCCCACGGGCGTCCCAGGTACGGACACGAGGGACAGGCCACCGCGGAATCATTGGCCTTTTCTGACGCTCATGGCCCCTATAGGGTCTGTGGTTCTGGGTTCGATTCCCAGGCGCCTCACTCTGAAACCGCTGGTGGCGAGGCTCGCCGAGCAGCGCGAGTACGGCGCGAGTACGGGGTGCGCCCCACCAGGGACGGACCGTCCCCTTGCGCGCCGCATATGCCGCGCATATACTCTCATCATCGACGGACGGCATGGAGCCCCGCCGACACGAGGAGAGACGCCATGACGACCCCTGGACCCTGGAAGGTGATCACCTGGAAGCACGCCAACTGCGGCGGCACCTCGCTCGTGTTCCTCTACGAGCCCGGCAGGCCGTTCGCCATCGCCACCGGCCCGACGCCCTGGGGCTCGGGATCGTGGGGACCGTTCCCGCCGGACGCGATCCGCGACGTGCGCGATCTCCGCCCGGACGATTCGTGGCCGGTCAACGGCTGCCCCTCGTCCCGCTGGACGCCGGCCAACCTCGTCGACGCCCTCGCCCGCAACGAAGACCCGCGCGCCGTCACGCTGCGCGCCGAGATCGCCCGCATCGCCGCCATAGGAGAACCCCCGCCATGACGACCACGACCCACTACGCAGCGATCGACGCGACGAACCTCACCGGCTGCATCTACGGCGTCGGCACGACGCCGGCCGCCGCCCTCGCCGAGGCCCTGCGCGGCGGAGACCCCTGCGTGTCGCATGAGGAGCGCGATCCGAGCCACCGGCCCGAGGACCACTTCCAGACCGTCCCGTGCACCGCCGACGCCGCCCGCTACGTCGAGACCTACGGCGGCGCCCCCTCCTCGGATCTCTCCGTCTCCCGCCGCGGCGTCTCGCTGCGCGAGGAGGAGTAGGTGGCCCGGCCCAAGATGAAGCCCGCCCGCGGCCCCCGCCGCGCCGGGGCGATCCTCCTCGCCCTCACCCCCGAGGAGCGGGAGGAGCTCCGAGCCGCCGCCCAGCGTGACGACCGACCGCTCGCGGCGTGGGCGCGCCGGATCCTCCTCCTCGCCGCCCGCGCGCCGACGACCTGAGCGTCACCCCATCCCGCCGGTGGGACCTCCGCCGCGCCACCGCCGCTCAACCTCGGGCGGGGTCGCGAACGCTACCGCCTCGCGCACCGGCCCCGGATCATCGAGGAGCCCGACGCCCGCCGGTACCCGCTGCCCTTCCACCGTCACGAGACCGTGCAGGACGTCGGTGACGAGCGCCTCCGCGAGCTGGATCTCGGCGTAGTAGGTCCCGGGCGCCGTCAGGTCGGTCGAGGCGATGGAGATCACCATCCGGTTCGTGGGGTTGGACCCGCCGGCGGGGTCGATGTCCTTGGTCAGGAGCAGGGCCCCGGTCGCCCCCGACGTCGAACTCGAGCGGTAGACGTTCAGGACCCCGACGATGGCGGCGGCCGGCCGCGGGGTGCCGTCCGACCACTGGACGTCGACGACGACCGGCCCCTGGTAGCCCCGGGCGATGCGAAGGGTCGGGAAGACGTAGGTGTCGGCCCGGGCCGCGTTGGCGGCGAGGGCGAGCACGGCGGCGATGACGAGACGGCGCATGGAGGCTACCTCCCTTCGACGGTGATGGCCGGGCGCGGGACCGGCACGGTGATGCCCGGGCGCGGCGTCTTGACGATGAACCTCGGCGCGTGGTCGAGGTCGCCCCAAGGGCTGGGCAGCGCTGCGGCATACCCGGTTCCGGCGGCGCCAGCCAGGGTCACGACGGCTCCGGCGGCGGTTACCGCCTGTCCAGCGACCCCCACGGAGATCGCGGCGGCGATGCTGACCGTCACTGCGCCGGTCGGGCCACTCGCGGTGGTCGTCACCGTTCCAGCGTAGCCCGGAGCGGACGCTCCAACCACGGTGGCGACGGCCGAGCTGATGCTGGTCAGGACCCCCGCCGAGCCGACTCCACCTGCGCCGGCGATCGGGGCAACAGCACTGGCCACCGAGGCAATCGTTGATGCCGCCCCGGTCGTAGAGGCGCCCGCCACAGAGTTGAGCGCCCCGGCCGCCGAGAGCACCGACGCCGCCGCCCCGGTCGCCGACGCACCGGAGAGAACAGCGGTGGATCCGCCGACCGTGTTGCCGACCGCCGTGATGATGCCGGCGAGCCCCGCCGCGGAAGCCCCGGCCGGCGTCGCGACGATCCCGACGGAGGTGGAGAGGGCGCCCGCCGTGCCGACGCCCGCCGCGGCCACGAGGGGGGCGAGCGCCGAGACGGCGGCGACGATGACGCCCGCCGCGCCCGTGGAGCTCGCGCCCGCGAGCGCCGAGACGGCGCCGGCGGAGCTGGTGATGACGCCCGCCACCGCGGTGCCGACCGCGCCGGCGGGGCTCGAGCTGACCGGGATCGGGGCGGACCAGGGACCGGCGAGGTAGGACAGCCCGACGCGGGCCCCGCGCGGGATCACAGGGCCCGACCAGGCGGCGGTGCCCTGGGCCACGACGGAGAGTTGGCCCGCGGTGCCGTCCCCGGCGGCCGAGGCGATGGCGCTCGTCGCACCCGCCGCGGTGACGAGCGTCCCCGAAGCCCCCGCCCCCGCGGCGACGGCCAGGGTGCGCGTCGCGCCGCCCGCGGACGATAGGACGCCAGCGACGCCCGTCCCCGTTGCGCCGGCCGGGCTCGCGGTCACGTTCGTGCCGCCGCCGGCGTTGTACTCGAACGCGCCGATGTCGATGGTCCCGCTCGTCGGCCGCGCCGCGGCGGAGGCGACGACGGTCTGCGTAGCGGGCATGTACTGCGGCAGCGTCGTGAGCGGCGAGGGGAACTGGTGGCCCGCCGGGTAGGATGTGGCGGAGCCGCCCGCGTCGCGCAGCGCGCTCCCCGAGGTCGGCGTCATGTTCGACAGGTAGGTCGTGAACCCGGGGTCGGCACCCGTGACCGTGCCGGTCCACTCGCTCGGGACCTCGGTGCTCCCCGTCTCCGTCCAGTTGTTCGACCCGGCGACCTGACGACCCGCGACCCAGTACGCGCCGAGGTCGACGTCGGAGAGCACGTCGGGCGTGCCGTTCGTCGCGTAGAAGACGTTGTTGTGCAGCTCGATGGACTCCAGCCCGCCCGTGGTGTCGCCCATCAGGTAGATGGTCGGCCCCGTCCCGGCTTCCCGTAGGATCGTGTTGTTCACGAGGCGGACCTGGCCGTTGCTGCCGCTCGTGCCGTCGGTGCCGAAGCGGAGCCCCGCCTGCACGTTCGCCGTCGTCTTGCGGATCACGTTGCCGATGAGCTCGCAGTGCTGGGGGTAGAGCTTCACCGCCCCCGTGCCTTGGGTGTCGGCGCCGACGCACTCGAGGTCGCGGTAGAACGAGCCCTCCATCCAGTTGTAGAGGATCTCGGTGCGCTGGGCGCGCGTCTTGAGCGTGTGGCCGCCGTTCTGATCGTGCGTGTAGTTGTACCTGAAGGTGAAGACCGCGCCCGGGTGCGCCGACTGGTCGGAGGTGACGTACACGGGGTGGCGCGTCGAGCCCGAGCCGCAGTGGTCGATCTCGTTGTACTCGACCACGGCCGAGCCCGAGCCGAGGTCCGAGGACAGGATGCCGTGCTGCGGGCAGGCGGTGATGTGCGAGTTGCGCACCGTGACGTCGTCGCTCGTGTAGAAGATGCAGCGCGAGGATCCGCCGGTCACGATGACGTTGTCCACCACGACGTGATCGGCGTCGATCTGGATCGTGTTCGTGCCGCCCGAGAAGGTGGGGCGCCCGGCTCCACTGCCTGTGCCGCGGTAGGTCACCGGGTTGCCGGCCGTGCCGCCGCCGGTGATCGTGGTCGAGCCGTAGGTGTTCCCGCCGTCGATGAGGACGAGGTCCCCGGGCTGGACGAGACCCTGCACTGCGGCGACGGTGGTGTAGGTCCGGCCGGGCCCCACGTACCACGTCGTCCCGGTCCCGCTGCCGGAGGCCGTCGCCGTCACCGTTCCGGCCACGCCCGTGCCAGTCGCGCCCACGAGCGTCGCGGTGCGGTTCGGCGTCACGATCTGCCCCGCCACGCCCGCCCCGGAGGCGCCGACGATGGACACGGTGACGTTCGTGGTGGTGGGCGCCTGGCCGTCCCAGACCACGCCGTCGGTCGAGACCGTCATCCCCTGGACGTCGGAGCGGAGGTTCGTTGTCGTGCCCGAGATCGTGACGCTGCCGCCCGTGCTCGTCATGCCCTTGGCGAACGTGACGAGGTGTGTGCCGTCGCTCTTGAGGTCGACGACGATGGTCGTCGTGTCGTTGGTGGTGATCGTCGGCGTGAACGGCGACGCTCCGTTGGCCTGCACCACGGTCAGCAGGTAGGACTGTGCGGTGCCGGGGCTGTCCTCGATCTCCAGGCGGTACTGCCCGATATGGTTCGACTCGCTGCCGCCGTTCTCGTAGATGGAGCGGAAGGTCGGCGCCGCCGGGAGGAGGGAGTCCACCACGAGAGTCTGGGCAGTCCCGGTCGTGAGCGAACACGTCCGACGCGAGGAACTCGTGGATGCCCACTGCTGCTCGCAGTGGACCGTCGAGGCGCGCGTCAGGGCTGACGAGGCGTTCACGCGGTCGAGGATGATCAGTGCCTCCAGATCGCGGACGAAGACGAAATCGCGAACCGCGCTCGTGACGTTCGTATAGGTCGGCCCGATGTTCACCGAGGCGAAGGCGTAGCCCGGCTGAGACTCGACGCGCGTCGGGACCGGGAACTGTCGGTTGCGGCCGGGCTGGCTCGTGCTGCTCCCCTGGCCCCCGACGAGCAAACCGTTGTGCATGACCGTGTCAAAGGTCGTCGCCGTGCCCGACCCGCCGTAGCCCGCGAGCCCAGTACCCGCGAAGTAGGTCGTCTCGCGGCTGACCCAGCGACCGCCGCGCCAGAGCTGCCACGTCCCATAGTCGGCGTGACCGTGCCCCGACTCAACCCAGCCCCATCCCATCTGGATCGCGAATGAGGTGCCGCTCGTCCACGGTCTGTGCGAGTGCCCGTAGAAGAATCCCGGGCCCTTCGCGTAGTAGTCGAGCGGTAGGTTCGTGAACGAGCGTGCCGCCGGGAGGTTGGCGTACGCTTGGTGATAGTAGTCCGCGCTGGGCGCGACGGACGCGAGGAACTGCGCAGCGAAGCCGCCCGCGTTCGTGCCGTTCCAGCGCGTCGCTGCCCACGTCATGAAGTTGCCGAGCGAGGCGTACTTCGCCTGATCGCCGCCACCGTCGTTCGTGTTCCAGAACTCCTCGTCTCCGAACGGGAAGTAGTCCCATGAAGCGGTCGTGGATGCTGGCGTGGTCCCCCACGGCCCGTGGTACTGGGTGCTCTGCGCGGGTGGGGCCGCGTAGACCATCGCGTACACCGACGCGAGCCACCAAGGCGTCTCCGCAAAGACATCGCGCCCCATCTGCCGCGCGGACTCCAGCGGGATCAACCGGTAGTCGCGGGCGTACTGCCCGTAATGGCCGCTCTCGGAGTTGATGCCGCCCGCCATGCTCGTGTTCGCGTAGGGCTCGAACTCCCCGACCATGCGGAGGTCTGCGGCGTTGTGGAGCCACGACTCGGCCACCGTCGCGTTCAGGTCGGGATCGTAGGACGCCAGCGCCCAGTACCAATGCGCCGCCTCCATGCCGGTGTAGTAGTTGCCGAACGGGCCGGCGCGGGAGCCGTTGTTGAAGTCGATCCCGCCAAGGTCAAAGAGCGGCTGGTCGTACGCCTCCGCGGCGGTCTGGTTCGCGTTCCACATCGTGATCGCGGCGGCGCGGTCCGCCGGGGTCATCCACTGGTAGCACCAATCGTAGACCATCGGGCCGTAGGGCAGCGCCCACCGCACGTAGTCCTGTCCGCCGAGGTAGTTGTAGGCGGTGAGGTGCTGCGGGTTCGTGATGTCGTACGCCTTGAGCCAGACGATCGCCTCGGTGCATCCGTCCGCGGCGTTCTGGCTGAGAAGGGAGCGAAGCGCCATCTGCCCGTAGACGTAGGGGCCTTTCCACACCGGGTCGCCGTCGCGGGTGAACGGGTGCGCGGCGTACCACGCGCGCGCTGCCGCGAGCCGCGTCGGGTCCGAGAACAGGATGCGCGGGTGCCCCGAGGGGATCGTGATCCCGTGCGTGGTCGTCTGCGCCGACGCCGCGGCCGGAGCCAGGAGGAGCAGGGCGATGAGGAGCCGCTTCACGCATCCTCCGATCAGAGCGCCTTGGGCCAGGACGGCGCCCACGAGGAGCCGTCGAACACACGCGAGTCCTGCACTCCGGTGATGCCCGAGGCCGATGGGATGCTCACCGTGGCCGACTCGCTCGTGGCAGCGTCGGTAGCTGTGGCCGAGGAGACGGTAGCCGTGGTCGTCGCCTGCCAGGAGATCGAGTCGGGGTAGGAGACCGTCCAGCCCGAGACCGTGATCGTGTCGCCCGGCGCGCGGTAGCCGCCGATGGTCTTCGTGCTGCCGACGGTCGAGACGTACCTCGCCGTGAGGCGGTCCGCTATGTCGCGCGCCCAGAACTTCATCACGCCGCCGTTGGGTCCGGAACTCGTGGTCAACGGGTCGCCCCAGATGCCGGGCTGCCCCGAGAGCAGGGCGCCGGCCGACGAGTCGGTCCCCTCCCAGACCACGAGGCTGCGTTGGCCGTTGATGTTCCACAGTGGGTCGCCGATCGGGATGATCGCGGAGTCGTCGGGCGGGGAGGCGATCTGCGGGAGGATCGTCTGCGGGTCGCCGTAGGGCACGATCACGTACCCGTCGCGCATGGTGATCGGGGCCTGCGCGTTCGCCCAGCCAGTCCAGTGCGTCCCGTCGCCTCCGACCGTCCCGCCGCCGCCGGTGGTGTAGTCCCCCGTCGCCCACGCATGATTCGAGCCGGCATAGGTAAAGTAGACGCCGCCCGAGCCCCACGGGGCGTAGGGCAGCAGCGTCCCCGGCCCCGGCAGCGTTCCGTGGCTCGTGCCATCGTCGAGGCCGGCGCCGGCGAGAGCCAGCTCGTTCGCCTGCTTCAGCACGAGCCGGAGGTGGACCGGGTTGTGGCCCCACACCTGAAGCGACAGGAACGATGTCCAGTCCGAGGCGTAGAGCCAGCCGTTGACGAGGAACTGCGCGAGGACGGTCTTGGTCGAGCCGTTGTAGCGGAAGACCTGGCAGACCACCCACCCGGACTCAAGCTGCCCCAGGGCGCCAGGGTCGTAGGGGCCGTTCGTGTTCGAGTACCACATGGCCGACCCGTAGAACCCGGCGTCGCTCATGCGGACAGCGTTCCCCGAGTCGGCGTCGAACATCGGGTTGTAGGTCACCTCACTGATCTGGTCAGGCGCGAAGGTGGACCCGATCCACTTGTTCGCGCCGTAGAACGGCGCCACGGAACGCCCGTAGCCGTTGGCGTCGAGAGGCCCGACCGTCGCGATGGCCGGCGCCATGTTCGTGAACCCGCGCTTCCGGCTCACGACGTACATCGGGCCCCGCCCGGCGATCGTGCCCCAGACTGTGCGCGAGTCCTTGTAGGCGCCGCCAGCCCAGGTCCCGGCCGGAGCCGGGTCCATCCCCAGCCGGACGGCGGTCGTGGTGTCGTCGAAGGCCGGGACGTACCCCTGCCATATCTCGTCGTGCGCCGTGGCGGGCGCGGCGGACGCGACCGTGGCGAACGAGATCAGGAGAGCCGTGGCGAGCGCGCGCATCGCGTCCCTCACTGCTTCAACGCCATCTGCACGCAGGTTGTACCTGGCCCGTCCCCCTGGCCCACCCACGAGAACGGGGCGTTCAGCGAGTTGCCCGAGCCCGACTTCGTGCCATACCAGACGCCAATTCCGATCATGCCGAAGCCTGAGACAGCGCTCCCAGTCCACCCGCTCGCGCCAAGGGTCGTCGCTGGTCCCGTCGGCGGGGTGACGCTGGTGATGGAACCGGTAGCACCGCTGTCGGTCGCCCGCACCGCGCAGGCCACGACGATGAGATCCTTGTCCGCCGCGACCGCGCCTGCGGCAGAGGCAGAGAAATCCAGCTTGTCCGAGAACGAGCCGAGGCCCGGGGCGGCGCCCGTGGAGTTGAACCCAGGATCAAACCCGTCACCTGTTGCCGTGACACCGCTGACCCGGAACGCCACCCCCTCCAGACCCGCGGTGCTGAGCCCCGTGAACGTGGTGCTGGACGCTTCCCCGCCGTCCGCGCGCCGCGAGTACACGACCATCCCGGCGCCCGCATCTCCACTGATGGCGCCCTTGCGCGCCCACGCCTTGCCGTTTCCGTCCGTGATCGTGGATGGCGGTAGCGACGTGTAACCCCCACCGATGGCCGCGATGAGGATGTCCCCGGCAGTCACGCCGGTGGGACTGGCCAGACTGATGCTCCCCGAGCCGTCCACGTTGGCAACGGCACCGGCTGCACCCCATGCCGGCTGAACTGGGTTCGCGGGCAGCGCCATCAGCGAGTTGATCTCCGTGACAAACTCGTCCGCGATGTGCGCGTTGCCCGAGTCGTTCCAGTGCTGGCCGTCCGAAGACATGTACGTGGACATCACCGTGGGGCCGCTCGTCCCGAGCGCAGCCGCCCAGTCGAAGAAGTGCGCGCCGGAGGGCGCGTTGGAGCGCTGCGCGGCGTCGGCCGTGTCGTAGGCCCCCGCCCCCGACATCCCGTACCACTGCGTTGCCTGGATCGTCTGCACGATGTAGCGGTTCTGACCGACCGCGGTCGCAATGGACGAGGCGACCGCTGCCCAGTCGGTCGTGTAGAGCACGCCGTGGTTGGTCACGTCGTTCGAACCGACGTGCAGCACCACCATATCCCACGTCTCCTTGCTCCAGGTGCTCGCCCAGCGCGTGCGGACGTGCGGGGAGACAGCCCACCACACGCCGCCATCGTAGAGCGCCCAGTCTGCGCCGAGGGACTCCTGCACCAGCGGGGGCCACGGGGTCGTGGAGTTGTTCGACTCCACCCCCGAGTCGCCCAACACGAGGAGTTTCTTTGTCGGTGCCGTCGCCGTGGACGGGAGAACCTCGATGCCGGCCAGCGCCCAGTAGGCGGCCGTGCCAGTGGCTCCGATGGTGACGTTTCCGGGCGCCGCAGCGGTCCGCCGCATCACACCTAGGTGCCCGTTGAACGCGGACCCCACCAGCGTCGTGTTCGCGTCTGGCGTCCACGCGATGTCCCAGATCCCGCCGCCCACGAGGAACATCGACCCCGTAGCGTTCGCCTTCATCGTGAGCGCGGGCGTGTCGCCGGCCACCACGTCCCCGCGCCACTTCACGCTCCCGACGCCCGCCGAGTTGTCGAACGCGAAGACCTGGATCTGCGAGGCCGACGCGGTCGTGGACGTGATGGGCGAGGTGTCCCACTCCTGCACGGTGGGCACCGTCAATGAGATGGTCTCGCCGGTCACGCCGCCGGCCGGGACGACCGCCGTGTAGACCGCCACCTGGCGCGCCTGGTCGTTCTGCGCACGCGCGAGCGCACGGGGCACCCAGCGCAGCGAGGAGCCGGTCAGGACCGGGAGCGTGTACGCCGTGCCGAACGCGACGAGGGTGTCTCCCGCGTTGGCGTTGAAACTCGCCGTGGTGATCGTGTACGGGACCGACCGCGTGTCCTGGCTCACGACCACCGGGAAGCCCGAGCGGATCGCGAGCGCGGTTCCGCTGCTGTTCGCCGTGGCCGTGATGGTGCCCGCGGCCCCCGCCCCCGTGGCGCCCACGAGCGTGCGCGCCAACCCCAGCGAGGTCGAGAGCACCCCCGCGGCCCCCGTTCCGGTCGCCGCCGGCATCGCGCGAGACGCCGACACGACCGCCGTGACGATCCCGGCAGCGCCGGCGGCGTAGCTCACGAGGATGGTCGCGTTCGAACCTCCGGCGGAGCTGGCGGTCGCCGTGATAGCGCCCGCCACGCCCGTCCCGGCTGCCTGGAGCAGCGTCACGGCGTCGTTGGCCTGGACCGAGATGACCCCGGCGTACCCGGCGCCGTAGGCCACCGTCACCGTGGAGGTCGAGGAGCCGCTCGAGGACGGGATCTGCCAGCACGCCCAGTGGCCGGAGACCCCCGACTTCCACTGGTCGTAGGTGATCTGGTCGGCTGGCGGCGAGGTCGTGCAGTCGGCGGTTTGCACCGCCACGCCCATCAGGTCCCACGCGTTGCCGATGAGCGAGCGGAACGTGCCGCGGTGAACGATGGAACCGGTGCCCCAGTACGAGGCCGTCCCGGTCTTGCCGAGGTCGGCCGCGTTGAGAACCAGGACCGGCATGTACTCCAAGGCACCGCCCGGGAGCACCTGGGTTCGGATCCGGTACTGGCCCGCGGCCGGCGTCCCGGTGACGCGCGTGAATCCCGCGCCGCCGAGCGTGACCGAGATGGTCCCGCCCTGCGCCGGGTCGAGCGGCGCCTCGGCGAGATAGGCCACCGGCACGCCGTCCTCGGTCGTGACGGTGATGGGCTCGTTCGAGACGGCGGTCGGGTCGTGGTAGTCGACCGGCGCCTTGTAGGGCTGGAGCGCCGAGGTCGAGAGGGCGACGATGGCCGCCCCTGCGGCCAGCGCGAGAAGGGCGAGGCGGCGCATCGTGTCCTCCGTCAGCGGTTCTGGGCGCCGGTAGCGTAGGCCGGCTGAATCCTGACCACCACGTCGCGGGGCGGCCCGAAGACCTGCCCCGCGACCGCCTCTGCCCTCGCCGGGGCGATGGTGGCGACCTGATGCTGCGGCTTCGCGGTGGCGCACCCGGCGAGGAGCGCCACCGCGACGAGCGCGGTCCTGAGCACTGGGGCCGCCTCAGTTCACGCAGTTGAGGCCGCTGGGCATCGTGATGCCGAGGGTGCCGCCCTGGTTCGTGGTGTCCGCCGCGCAGGGCGAGCCGCTCGCCGTGCCGTCCGTGCAGTGGATGCTCAGGACGTGACTCGTGGCCGGATTGACGAGCGCCATGGCCCGGACCTGGGAAGGAGTCGCGCTGAACAGGAGGTTGTTCCAGGTCACGCAGGCGTGGTTCGCCGAGATCGAGGACGACCGGCCGGAGAGCGGATACCCGGTGCCGCCCGCGGTGTACACGCAGTTGCCGGTGCCGGTGCCGGTGCAGCACGCGATCGGGGAGCCGCTCCCAGTGCAGGACGCGTTCGACCCGAAGGACGCGACCTCCGCCCCGGAGATGCTGGCGATCGTGGTGGACCCCGACCAGGCCGTCGAGGCGCTCGTCAGGAACATCACGGCGAAGGCGTTGGTCGTGACGTTCATGCCGTCCAGGTAGTCCTTCTTGCCCTGGTCGGTCATGCCCGCGGTCGGAACCGCGTAGGCGTCGAAGCTGGCGCTGATGGTCGCGAAGGGAGCCACGAGCTGGTCCGCGGTCGGCTCGGGGAGGAAGTGGACGGACAGGCCGGGCCCGATGAGGGCCGCGGCGGCGATGGCGATGAGGGCGATGCGCTTCATGTGCTGCTCCTTTCGCTTCCGGGCTTGCGCCCTGCGGGATGGGCCGTGGGCCCGGGTGAGCGGTCAGCCGACGTCGTCGTGCTTCGAGACGTAGAGCGAGCCGGCGGTGCCGGCCTGCAGGTAGTGGAGGGTCACGGTCCCGGCGGCCGGGGTCTGCCAGAACGTCTCGGAGTTGGCGGCGAGGTACTCGCGATTCGACGCGGTCGCCTGGTCGGCGACGCCGATGAAGGCGGGCTGCGCGCCGGTGGCGATCCGGTAGACGGCGCCGGCCTCGAGGTCCTGGGTGGCGTCGCCGGCGCCCATCGTGAGCGTGAAGCCCTTGCCGGCGACGGGAGGCCCTAGCCGCTGGGCGGTGCCGCGCATCGCGCGGACGTGGAGTTCCTGGAGATCGACTGCGCCCATGGTGTCCTCCTACTTCGTGGCCTCGTGGCAGGCGGCCACCAGCGCCTCGTCCATCGACGTGTCGCAGGCGGCCTGGGTTCGATCGCAGATCGCCTTCAGCTTCCGGTTCTGGACGTCCGCGAGCGTGCACATGACGCCGATGCGCGCCTTCGCGCCCTCGAGGTGGGGCTGCAGGACGTGATCGGCGGCGAGGGTGGCGAACGCCCAGGCCGCGCCGACGGTGGGGACGATCGCGGCGAGGACACCGAACAGGAACGAGCGCGGGTTGAACTTCATGGGCTCCTCGCGGAGGAAGAGGGCGGCGGCGACCCACTCGCCGCACCGACCCCGGGGTGAGACCCTGGAGCCGCCGCCGCCCAGGCGGGGAAGGTGGACGGCGCGCCGCAGCGCCACGCGCCGGACTCGAGGCGCTCGCAGTGGTCGAAGACGCACCGCACGCGGTCGGGGGTGACGGCGTTGACGGAGCAGTAGCCCCAGCCGTGGTCGCCGTCCCAGATCGAGACCCACCGCGCGGCGTTCCAGGGCGAGCCGGACGTCTCCGAGCACCCGATGGGCGGCGGCCGCACGATCCCGAACTGCCCGACCGGCGAGCGGTCGAGCTCGGACCTGCTCGCGACGCGCGCGCTCGAGCACCCGGCGAGCAGGACGATGGCGGCGAGGAGGCGGGGCATCAGCTCATCCCCCCGGTCGACCCGCCGCCGGGCTCGATCGGCCGCAGCGGGTCGGTCACCTCGTAGTGGGGCGCCGGCGCGGGCGCGGGCCGGATGAGGCGATCCTCGGCGGCGCCGCCGTCGGAGATCGGCTCCGGGGCCTGCTCGACCTTCACGTCCGCAAGCGCACGCCGGCCCTGCCAGGCGGCCCGGGCGAGGCTGCACGCCGGGCCCCACCACCACGGGAAGCCGAACGCGCCGCCCAGCACCGCCAGCACGCCGAAGACGATGGCGACCGCGGCCCCGGAGTCCGGAACCGAGCTGGCGATGGTGGTGACGACGGCGGCGTCCACGGCCTAGAACTCGAGCGTGGGCGCGATGCGGAGCAGGTTCGCCGCGTCGGGGCCGAACCGCCTCGCGTAGAGCACCGCGCCGTGGAGCGCGAGCGCCGGCGAGATCACGAGCTTGGGGCTGACGAGGCCGCCGTTGAGCTCGCCGGACGGCCTCGAGGAGGTGTCGAACGCGAGCGACCCGCCGACGGCGACGCCCGCGTCGAGGAGCCGCTTCGACGTCAGGGCGTACAGGCCCGTGATCGGCGCCTGGCCCAGCCACGCCCGGTGGGTCAGGTCGTAGGACCCCGCGACCACGGAGACGTTGAGGCGGAGCGAGAGGTCCGGCGTGACCTGGATGGCGAGGGGCGCGGTGGGCGCGGCGGCCGGCTGCGTCTCCTGCCCGCGCGCGCGGCTCGGGAGGACGAGGAACGCGGCGGCCATGAGGGCGAGGATGAGGACCGCGACCGCGAGCTCGACGCGGGGGAGGATGAACCCCTTGGGCGGGTCGCTCGGCACCGCCGCGAGCTGCGGCCGGTCCACGCCCGGAACCTTGGCGAAGCGGAGCACCGCGGCGACGCCGGCGGCGACGGCCGCCCACCCGAGGCCGTTCTGGGTCTGCGCGAAGCCGTAGACGGCGGTCCCGATGGCCGTGAGGGCGCCGACGGCGGAACTCGTGGGCGCCGAGCCGAGGAGGAGCTCGAGGACGCCGCCCTTCAGTCCCGGCGATGAGTCCCCGAGGAGGCGACCGGCGAGGACGAGGGCGCCAGCGATGGCGTACCAGGCGAGGCCGCCCGTCTTCTGGGCGAAGGCGACCGCCGCCACGGCGGCGCCGCTCAGGAGGCCGGCGAGGGAGGTCTTCCACGAGGGGCCGAACAGGACTGCGACGAGGGGGGTCATGGGGTCTCCTTCGCGGCGGACTCCCCGGCCGCGGGCGGGGTGGTGCGCGTCACCGCGACGCGCAGGGCGTGGAGGAACGGGTCCCAGGGAAAGCCGCGCCCGGGGTCGGTGTGGTGCGAGGCGCCGCCGTAGAGCCCTTGGTGCTTGGGGTCGGGGACGTCGCAGTGCCCGCAGATGCCGGGCCCGGCCTGGTGCAGGATCGGGATGCGAGGGTGGTTCCCGATGAGGTAGGCGCAGAGCTCGACGAGCTGGGCCATCACCGCCGGGGTCCACATCCGCGGATCGGCGCAGTGCCCGACGACCTCGATCCCGATGGACCGGAGGTGCATAGCGGCGTTCCCGCAGTGGTAGGCGCGGTCGCCCTCCGCCACCCGCTGCACGATCCGCTTGCCGTCGATGACGAAGTGCGCGGACGCGACGACGTCCTCGCGGTCCCACCACTCCGTTGCACCCTCGATCGACCCGCCCTCGGTCGTGTGCAGGACGATCGTGTCGACGGGCGTCAGCTTCCGCCCGGACGCGTAGTCGCCGGGCTTCGCCGGGTTCGTCTCGATCGGCAGATACGTGCGGGCCGGGGCGTCCACGTCAGCGGTTGGCACGCCGCGCGCGCCCGGGCAAGTCCACCGGGCGCGCGGGCGTCAGCCCTTGCCGCTCAGTGCGACCGGAGCGTGCAGAGGATGCGAGCGGGCCCGGCGGCCGCCGCCGCGCCGACGGTGAGGTAGCGGCACGGCCGGACCGGGTACACCAGCATCGACGAGCCGTAGACGTTCGTCTGCGACGTGCCCGGCGCGGCGGGGTCGAAGAGCAGGAATCCGGTCTGGCCGGTCGCGACGGCGAGGGTCGTCGGGTACTGGCCCACGGTCGAGGTGAAGGTCGGATCCCAGCACTGCGCCTGGACGGTGCGCGCGCCGGCGGAGGGGCCGTTCTGGACCTCGCAGTCGACCGCGCGGGCCGTGCCCGTGTCGAGGTTCCCCGAGGTCAGCGCGCCGGTGGTGATCGCGTCCGGCGCGAACGTCGCAGCGGAGGGGCTCGGGTTCCACGAGGAGGACTGCGCCGTGGACGAGGGGACGGCCGCGCTGGCGGCGAAGGCAGGGGAGGCGAGCGAGGCGGCCGCGAAGAGGCCGGCGGCGACCGCGAATGCGAGGAGACCAGGGAAGCGGCGCATGGCGTTCCTTTCGGGGCGCACGGAGGACGTGCCCCAACGTCCGCGGTTTGCACGGTCGGGGGACCGCGGCAAGGCGGGGGCTTGCCCGGACTCCCCCGCCTCGCTACCGTGGGCCCGTGCCATGCCGGTGCCCCTGCTGCGGCCGCGACCTCGCCGCGGGCGCCCTCCGGTGCCGGTTCTGCGGCTCCGACGCTCGCGGCGCGCCGGCGGAGGCCCGCGCGACCATCCCCATCGAGAACGTCCTCACCCAGCCCCAGGCCCGCGCGCTGGCGCTCCTCGATGAACTGCGCGAGCTCGCGCCGGCGGTGGCGCGGTGGCTCGCCCTACCCGGCGACGCCCGCGGGCCCCGCCCGGATGTCCGCCCTGACCGCCGCGACCGCGTCGACCACCTCCTCGCCGAACTCCGCCTCCTACGAGAGCGGATACGCCCGAAGGGTTAGATCGGGGGCGGCGTGGACGGATGTGCGGTTCACGCGCCGCGCGTGTACTGCTAGCGTGGGTACATGAAGACGGCGCTCGTGACCCTGGCTGCGATGGCGATGGTGGCGTGCGGTGGCACCGAGTACGTCCACGGCGGGCTCTCCGCGAAGGCCGCCGCCGTCTCGCGCGTCACCGGCGGAGTGGTCGTGTGCGACGCGCCGTCGGTCCGCGATGAGGCCCCGCCGGGCGGGCCGGCGGTCGAGGTGACCTGCGGTTGGGAGTGCCTGCGCGTGGACGGCCAGGCGGCGCGGTGGTTCTACGTGCACTACGCGCGCGTCAGCGCAGCCGACCCGTGGACGGGACCGGACATCTCCGTCGAGTACAGCCGGACGGAGCAGTGCGCGTCGATCGCGGACTAGTTCTCGGCCAGATAGGTCGCGAAGGCGAGGACGCCGACGCTGTTCGCGATGGTGAACGGAGGGGCGTACTCGGTTCCGCTGTCGTACCCCACCACGGAAACGTTTCCGTTCGACTCGATCGAGATGTCTGCGTCGTAGGAATGCCCGGGCCCAGTGTAATTGATGATGGCACCCCGGAACCGCCATCCCCAGTCCGCGCCGGGTCGGAAGCCCGCCGGGACGTTGGCGACGGAACCCCACGAGGCGCCGACGCCTCCCATCGCGGAGATGATGACCGTGACGGTCCTACCGCTCTTCTTGACGATCGACTGCGCCCCGGACCAGTTCGATCCCGGGGTGATCGCTGCGGTCGAGATGTTGAACCCGGCCGTGATCGCCGCGTTCCGCGCCGCCATCGTGTCGGCGTCCTGGTTCTGAACCGGATCGGCGAGCGACCCGATCCGCCCATCCGACGCGCGAAGGACTGCCCTGGTGACGCCGTTCGTCTTGAAGCCGAGATCCGAGTTGATGAGGGTACCGATCTCCAGCGCGCCGCTGCCATACTTGAAGATCGACTGGTCGCCCGACTTGCTGAGCTGGATGGCGTCGAGGAACGCCTGGGCGGCCGTGAAACTCTGACCGACGTCGATCAGAGCCACGTGCGCCTGGAGAAACGCGATGTAGTCGGCGATCTTCTGCAGCGTCGCGTTGATGCTGGCCGCGTTGAGCGCATCCCCGTCCGAGGGGCGCGTGATCTGGATCGCGGGGCTCTGCGCGCCGCTCGCCGGGTTGCCGCTGTAGGTCGTCGACATGGTCGTGCTCCTATCAGGTGGGCGGGGTCCAGACGGTTTCGGAGGCGCCCTGCCCCCACGTCGAGCCGTCGCCCCAGGTGTGGGACCCGATCCCCCATGCGAGGCCGGGCAGCGCCTTGAGCACCACGCACCGCTCGTGCCCCGGCTTCCACCGGGTGATGAGCGAGCGGATGCCGTTCACCTCGAGCGATCCGTCGGCGGGCGGGCTCGGGTCCCAGGCGGTCGGAAGGGGTGGCACGAAGAAGACGCCGAAGTCTTGCCAGAGCTCAGCCGGCGCTCCGCCGAGGTGGACCACGCCCAGGCTCGTGACCACCACCGCATCCTCGGGCGCGTGGACCGCCGGATCGAAGTCGGCGCGGAGCTCGTACTGGTGCCCGCCCGCGACCGAGTCGCCCTGCGTCTGCAGGATCACCTTGCCCGAGGTCGGGCGGTATCCCGCCCAGTAGAACGCGGCGAGGAGGCCGTAGGGCGTTCCCGCCCATCGCCAGATGTCCCAGGCTGCCTTCACGCGGACCCGGTAGGACGCCTCGCTCTCCGTCAGGCCCCGGTCGATGCCGCGCTCCGCGCCGAGCAGTCCCAGGGCGTCGGCGGGGCATAGGCTCGGGGCCCCGCACTTCGCCGCCTCCTTGAGCAGCGCGACGTGAGCGTCCTTGCGGGCTCCGAGTCCGCCGAGCAGGGCGGTTCCCCACTCGTCCCGGAGCCACCCCGGGGCAAGGTCGACGCTCTGGTACGTCTCGAAGTTTGGCATGGGCTAGGTGTTGCTCCACGACAGGCTCAGCGTGAGCGTGGCGACGTGCCCGGCGGTCAGGACCGTGTCGCCGCCGCCCACCGAAATAACCGCGTTCTCGACGCCCTCTGGGCTCATCAGGGCCTCGATCTTGGCGGCGCCGTAGACGGTCCCCTCGATCGCCGTCGCGGCGACGAGCGCCTGGATCGCCGAGGTCGCCGCAGCCGTGGCGGCAGCCTGGTACTGCGCCTTCCCGTAGAGGGTCGCGGTGATCGAGAGCGCGGTCGCGGTGACGTTCGAGACGACGGGGACGATCCCGAGAGGCGCCCGCGGCGTGATGTAGTCCTGGGCGTTCGTGACGGCGCCGGCGCCCACCGGGCCCGCCACGCCGGCGACGAAGACGTCCACCTGGCCCGCGACCGTGCCCGAGGCGGCCACCTTGGTCCGGGTGATGGTCGGGTCCGCGGTGCGCGCCCAGAGGTCGTAGGAGGCGCCAGGCGAACCGAACCCGGACTCCGGCCACCGCGCCTCGCACCTCGAGACCAACGAGGCGTCCGACTCCTGATCGACGCCGGAGGTCGTGATCCAGGTCCCGCTCCCCGCGTCGGGGTTCGAGCAGGTCACGCCGGCGAGCGGCGTCAGCATGGTCGCGATCGTGCCGTTCGCGACGTTGTAGGCCGCGCCCGGGCTCTCCGCCTGGACCGCAACGTCGAGGGTCCCGCCCTTCGCCAGCGTCACGTTCGCGGTATTCGCGCTCTGGAACCGGAGCCCCCCCGTGGAGGCGAAACGGAGCTGGCCCGGGGTGATCGTGTAGGGCCCGGCGTCGGCCGCGGCAACGAGGTGGACGGTGCCCTTCGTCGCCACGGCCGCGTTGCGGGTCACGTTGAATCCCTCGGCGGCACGGAGCGTGAGCCAGTCCGAGAGGCCCAGATCGAGTGCAGACCGCAGCAGCGTCCCCGCGGCGATGGCCTGGCGCAGCGTCGTGAACTCGGCGAGCGCCTTCGCGTCGGCGCGGGCGAGCGTGTACGCGACATCGCCGTCGCGCCAGGTCGTGACCGGGAAGTTGCGCGCGGCGAAGACGGCGAGGAGCGACGCGAACTCGGCGTCCTCGGTGGTCGGCGTGGTCAGTTCCGCGAGCGTGGTCATGTCAGATCCCCAACCACCAACCGTGGCACGGAGGAGCGGGGCGTGGCGAGGCGGCGCCTCACGCCATCACCCCGGAGACGAGGTTCGTTCCGGAAAGCCCGGTCGTGGTGACCGCGCTCCCGTTGATGTGCAACTTGTCCGTGGCGCCCCCGGTGATGGCCGCGGGGTCGATGCCGGTGCAGTTGATCTCGTTGTACTCGTTACCGGTGCTCATCAGGTTGACGCCCTGCGGGAACTTGTTGGCGCTCTGGCCCTTGACCACGGGGGCGATCCTGTTCCTGGTGCTCGCGTTGATGAGGCACACGGCGGCCTGGGTCGGGGTCTGGCCCGGGTTCGCGATGATGTCCTCGACCACGCAACTCGAGGAGGCGTCGAGGATGATCGGGCGGTTCGACCCCATGTGCATGTTCGAGCGCGCGACGACCCCCTGCGAGTCTTCGATGTACAGCCCCATGCACAGGCTGTTCGGCGAGCAGGCCGTCTGGTTGTTCGTGAGCGCGATCATCCCGGTCGTGCCGACCACCCTGATCCCGTACGTGGTCGAGGCGCCGCCCGATGGCGCGAAGTACCCGCCCTTCACATCGATGGCGCCCCAGTTCCCCACGCCCGAGATGTACAGACCGTGAGATCCGAACCCGTCGACGATCGCGTCCGTGATGTGCACGTCGACGTTCCCGGACGGACTCGAGTCCCCGGTGATGATGATCCCGGTGCTGACGCCCAGCGTCTCGGGGCGCAGAACGAACGTGTCCACCGGCTTGCCCGAGAGCGCGAAACCGTACGAGTCGCTCAGCGATCCGATGGTCAACTCGACCGAGCAGTCGGTCAGGTACGTCGAGGCGTTCCCCCCGGCCGCGCCGTTGTTCGGCGCCGTGCCGTCGAGGAAGAAGCCATAGAACTTGTCGTTTGTCGGCGAGGATCCCGCGGAGTCTCGCTTCGCGTGCGCGTAGCGAAAGGCCGTCCTCACGGTCGCGTAGGCGATGAACCCCAGGTAGCTATCCGTGCTCTGGACGCGCTCGACGACGGTGAGGAGGGCGTGCTGGATCCGCATGCCGGCGGGCCCGGAGGTGTCCTGACCGATCGGTGGCGGCGTGGGGGCGGCATCGCGCGCCAGGTCGAGGTCGCGGACCTCGACACACGTCACGTACCCGTTGATGCTGCCCGGATCCGCCGCGGTGCCCACGAGCAGCACGTCGGCGGTCCCTCCCTTGACGATGAGTCGCGTCGCGGGAAGCGTGGGCGCCCACCGACGCGAGTGGCCGCGCAGCACTCGGTGCGAGACCGGAATCGCGAGCGTGTTGCTGATGAAGTAGTCCGCCGCCTGGAGTTGCACCACGGGAAGGGCCGCGACCGCCTTCTGGAACGCGACAAGGTTCGCCTCGGCGGTGGTGGTATCGCCCGGGCCAGCAACCGCCCCCCACCACTCCGGGTGCCCGACGGTGGTGTGGGCTCTCGCGAAGACGACCGTCCCGCCGCCAGAAAAGACGGGGTCGACCCCGGCCGAGAACCCGCCGTTGAAGGTCACCGTCTTGCCGCTCGCGATCTGCAGCACGGCGCCCTTGAGCATCTGCACGTGGCACGTGAACGTGACGTCGTCGGACACGACGTGCGTCCCCGCCGGGATCATCAGGTGGCGCCCCGCGGCCTCCGTGTTCGCGTCCCGGAGGCCCTGCGTGTCGTCGGCGACGCCATCGCCCGCGGCGTGTCGCCTCGCGTTCGCCCATCCCTCGGTGTGGTCGAGGATGGCGTTGAAGTCGGAGGCGAGCGGAAACTGGTCCGGGTTGTCGCCGGCGCCCAGCGTCCGCAGCCGCACCTTTCGCGCGAAGATGCCCATCAGTAGAGCCCCCCCTCCGCGTAGATGATCGTGGTGTTGGGCTCGGTGGTGGCGGCCGCGGCGGCGGGGGCGGCGACCTCGAGCGGCGCCACTTCGATCGTCGCCGCGAACGCGGTGACGGACATGGTGAGCGTGAACGGGCCGGCCGCCGTGGTGCCCTCGATCCGGATCCGGAGCTTCTCCGTCCGTGGGTCGAAGGCGAGCGCCGCCTTCACCGTGTCGACCCGGTCATCCTTCCGGCACTCGGCCTCGATGGACGCGCGCGCGGCGTCGAGCCGGCGCTGGTCGACCCGACCGTTGAGGAACTCGCGGACGTCCTTCCCGTAGCTCGGGGCGTAGAAGAGTTCGCCGCGGGGGGTGGTGAGCCGGCGGAACAGCGCCTCGCACACGACGCGCGTCCCGCTCACGAGCGTGAAGTTGGGGTCCAGTCCCGAGGTCGCGGAGATGTCGACGCCGTAGTCGGAGTCCATGGTCACCTCACCACCAGGACGGCGACGCGGTGCGACCATCCGTCGATGTGGTCGAATGCCTCGGAGCCCGTCGCGTACCAGCCGATCGAGACGTAGCCCTCCGCCTTCTCGGCGATGTAGAGCGCGCGGGACGAGTTGCCCGGGAGCCCCGCCGAGAAGTCCTCGCAGGGCACCGCGACGTAGTCGGTGTCCGTCATCGCCGTCGCGAACGTGAACCGGACGCAGCGGAAGGCGTTGACGGTCTCGAGGGAGACGCCCGAGATCCCCTCGGCGGCGCCGGCGAGGGCGACGCTGCCGGGCGCGCCTCCGGTCACCGCGGCGGTGGCGCGCGAACTCCGCGCGTTCACCTCGTCGGCGACGCCCTTCGCCGCGGCGTAGCAGATCGCCCGGATGATGTCGTGCCAGTCGGCCGGCGGCGTGTTCCCCTGGAGCCCGTTCCGCGCGGTGTCGCCGAGGAGCTGGTCATAGACCCGCTTCGCAAGCCCGGTGGAGCAGTCGGAAGCGCCGGCGAGGACGAGGGGCATCTTAGGGCACCCTCACGGTGGGAGACCCGGCGCCCACGGCGACGGTTCCGACGATGGCGAAGGGGCCGGCGGTCCCCGCCAGCGCGCTCCCCTCCTTCGCCACCGGCAGCACGCCGCTGTTGATGGTGACCTGGGTGGCGTCCACCTTCACGGTCGTCGCGGTGACGTCCACCTCGGTCGCGGTGATCTCCATCTTCGTCACGGCGGCCGACTCCCACACCGTCGCGAACGGCTTGGAGGGATCGCCGCCGGCGAACTCGAGGAGGACGCGCGCGCCCGGCGCGACGGTCGCCTTCACCCCGGGGACGCCGTAGCGGATCGGCACGTTGGAGCGGCCCGGGATCCGGCTGTCGTCCGGCACGAGCTCGAGGGTGCCGTCCGCGTTCTGCGCCACGACGCGCGCCCAGTGCGCCGCGAGGAAGTCGAAGTTGGGGAGCTGCGACTTCACGAACGCGGAGATCCCGGCCCGGATCCGGTCCGTGGTGGCGTCGAGGTAGTCCTCGACCCAGATCCGCGTCCGGAACCTGCGGCCGGACAGGCGGTGGATGACCGTGGAGACGGGCCTGTCCCGGAAGACCTCCCCGGGGAAGATCGCGGGATCGCCCTGGGGGCTGATGTCGATGAACCCGGCTCCGGGGCTGTTCTGCAGGTAGGTGTAGGCGATGATCTCGCTCGGCCGCCACGTCTCGGAGCCGATCCAGAGGGTCCCGTCCCGCAGGATGCGCCAGGCCGCCGCGTTGCCGGCGTCGAGGAGGTCGGTCAGCGCGGCGCTCGCTGGGCCCTCGGTGCGCGTCCACTGAGGCAGGACGGTCGCGAGGAACGTCGGGTCGGTCGTCGGCGCCAGAGTCTCGCCGACCTCGGCGAGGAGTTCCTCGAGCGGGATCCGGATCGGGACGCCCTGGTACGCCTTCGCCGGGACCGTGGTGCGGAGGCCGTCGCCGCCGCCGACCACCCGCGCGACGATCGCGCCCTTGTTCTCGCCCGAGCGGCGGACCGTCCCCCGCCAGATCAGGGAGCCGATCTGCACCTCGACGGCGCCGGTGAGCGCCAGGGCCTCGGTGTCGCGGGCGAGGCCGAAGTCCCCGTACCACACGCCGATGCGCGGCAGGTGGAACTCGCCCCAGAGGGCGGCCCGGCCGTTGACGGTGACGGCGCTCACGGCTTGACCTCGGTCTGCGAGGGCGTGGACGCCTTCGGCTGGAGCTCCTTCGCGATGCTCTTCTTGTCGAGGCCGTCGAGCGAGATGTCGACCGTCTTCACCGCCTGGTTCTTCTTCGGCTTCGGGCGGTGGCGCCACTCCACGGCCGTGATCGTCGCCGTCATCGTCCCGGTGACGGCGCCCGGCTCCGGGGGGCTGACCTGCCGCAGGTAGAGCGAAGTCACGCCCACCAGCGCGAGCCCGGGGTGGTAGACGTCCATCGCCGGGGGCGGCGTCTTCTCGCCCGCCGCCGTGGCCGCCACCGCCGCGGAGGCCGCGCCGAACCACTCGCGGGCGACCTCGCAGAAATTCTCCCACCGCGCCAGGTGCGACGGGGTCCACATGGTGCAGGAGATGACCACCTCGGCCGCCATTGCCCCGACGTCGATGAGCGCCGAGACGTCCTCGCCGGGCGCGTTCGCCACGTCGACCCGGCGCTGGCGCCCGGGCGTGCGGACGCGGCACACGCCGGGGAGTTCGATCCCGCCCAGCGTCACGCGCTCCCAGTCGGTGAGGCGCAGCGGGTTGAACTCGACGTAGACGTCTTGGTCGCCGGTCTCGTCGGGCCGGACCGGGGCGTGGTCCCAGAACGGCGTGCGCGGCGAGGCGCCGGCGGTCGGGGAGGTGATGCTCGCGTCGTCCGCCATCACGCACCCGCCCCGATCGCCCAACGCTCGGTGAGCGAGGCGAGGCGGTCCTCGAGCTCGTCAGCGACGGCGCGCGGGTCCTGCGCCCCGTCGATGTGGATGTGGATCCCGCCCTCGTTGTTGAACCCGGTGGGCTTCTTCTCCGCGGGAGTGGAAGTCGGCGCGGGGAAGCCGAAATTCTGCATCGGGATCCCGAGCTCGCGCGCGCGGGCCTCGTACTGCTGCAGCATCACGCGATCCCACGGCGTGAGGGACTTCTGGCCGTAGAGCCGGCGCAGGTTCGCGATCGTCTCGGGGATCTCGCCGCCGCTCACGGCGCCGCCCTTCGCTCGGCGCTCTGCGACGATGGCGTTCCACAGCCCCGTGAACGGCCCCTCCTCCGACCAGATTTTGCTCGCCGTGCCGATCTTCCCGAGGTTCTCCGCGATCGACCCGACCGCCTTCGCCAGCGCCTCCATGCGCGGGATGATCTTGGTGAGGCCGTCGAGCACGCTGTTGACCCACGCCTCGACCGACTTGGGGTCCTGGAACCGGTTGAAGACGCCGCCCAGGATCTTGTCGAAGAGAAGCTCGACGTTGGCCTTGATCCGCTTGCCCGAGGGCGACGCCGGGTCGAGGACGGCGACGAGGTTCTCGAGCGCCGCCTTCATCGACTTGAAGCCGGCGGTGTTCCCGAGGTCCTCCATCATGCGGTACGGCCGCGAGACAAGGGTCGACCACAGGCCGGTGAGGGTGTGCGACGCCGGGCCCATGCCGCCGCCCAGCACGCCGCCCCCGAACCGCTCCGCGGAGACCTCGAGGATCGCCTGGAGCGCCTCCGCCGACCCGAACTTGCCCTCCCACTTGGACGACTGCGCTTCCGCCAGCGTGATGCCGTGCCGCTGCGCGAGCTTCCCGTACATCGCGTTCAGGGGAAGGCCCGACTCAGCCATCACGCGCAAGTCCGACATCAGCGCGTGCGGCTTGTTGAGCATCTGCGTGACCTGCATCAGGATCCGCCCCATCGCGAGGGACGGGGAGGGCTGCGTGGACGCAATGTCGCCGAGGCCGGCCAGAATCTTGAGGATCCGCGTACCGCCGGGCGTGCCGATCCCCGTGAGCCCGCTCGGCCCCATGGCTCCGAGGAGTTGCCGGTACCACTGGAGCGTCTCCTGGGTCTCGAAGGGCGAGATGTCCGCGAAGTTGACGGCCTCCTCGTACAGGGCCTTCGACTTCTTGGGGTCGCGCAGCATCATGTTGAGCCCCAGCATCGTGTTCTCTTTGAACGATGCCGCGGCGACGCCCGCCTTCGCGAACGCGTAGGGGAGCCGGAGCAGGGACTCCGCGATCCCCACGACCGTGCCCTGGAACGCCTGGACCCCGAGGTACCAGGCGGTGAGCTTGCGGAAGAAGTGGTCGCCCTCGATGCCGGCGTGACGGTGCGCGTCCCCGAGCTTGCGGGTCGCGCCCGCCGCGCGCCCGAGCGCGTCGGTGTGCTTCTTCGCCTTGCCGGTGACGCGTTCGAGCGTCTCGTCGGTCTTCTTGAGCGTGTCGTTGATGCGCCGGCCGGGGCCGGTCATCTTATCGATCAGCTCGAAGATCCAAGACAGCTTCTTGCCGGCCACGTCGCTACCCCTTCTTCGCGGGCGCGAACCAGACGAGCGCACCGGCCGCCAGGATCATCGCCCCGAGTTCTGCGTCCTCCGACTCCTCTCCGCGGAACAGCGCATGCACCGCGTCGCCGGCGAGGGGGAGGCTCGAGCACGCCTGCTCGAACCGCCCCATCAGCCGTTTTTTGCAGCCACCAGGCCGTCGCCCGCGAGATCGGCGACCTCGCCCCCGAAGATCATCCCCAGCGCCGGCTTGTCGTCGAGCATCGCCTCGAACGCCTTCCGGTCGGGGTCGAGGAGGCAGTCGCGGACCATGGTCTCGAGCGCGGTGGGCCGGTTCTTCGGGTCCGCCGAGACGGACTCGATGAAGCGGCGCCAGACCATGCGCGCGGGCTCGCGCACGACGATCACGAACTTGCCGGCGGTGAGCTGGTGGACCTTCTCGCGGGGGACGTTGTGCTTCGCCGCGAGCTCGACGAGACGGGCCTCGACCTCGGGGTCGAGGTCGGGGGTGCTCTGGACGGGGTCGGACATGGGGGTCGGGGTCTCCGTTGCGGGTGGGCTGCTACTTGATCATCGCGTCCACGCCCAGCGGCATCTTGCCGTTCTTGATGATGTACTGGACGAAGAGCTCGAACTTCACGGTGAGGCCGTCGCCGCCCTTGCTGTGCGACTCGGAGTCGTGGGTCACGCGGCAGCCGTTGAGGTGGTCGATCTGCATCGGGCCGCCGAGCTCGGCGAAGGCGACCGTCATCTCGAAGCGCGCCTCCATGTAGCCGCCAGCCGAGCCGGCGCCGGCGGAGGTCGCGGCGAGGAGGGTGCGGAAGGTGTCGGCCTCCTCCTTCGGCATCTCGATCGTCGCCGAGGCCTCGTAGTCGCCGCGGGTGAGGCCGAGGGGGAGCGGGCTCCCGCCCTTCACGATCCCGGGCTTGAGGGAGTGGTCGTAGCTGATGGACGACGGAGCGCGGCCGAGGACCGGGAGGCCGTCGATCAGGATGTCGATCGCGGTGTAGTCGTACCGGCGGCCGTTGATGATCGGGACTGCGAGACCCATGGCGTGCCCTCCTTACGCGGCCGCCGCGATGGCGGGCGAGGTGAACCCGAGCTCGACCTCGATGTCGCTCGCGTAGCCGAAGGGGCGCACGCGGACGCGAACCACCAGGCGGCCGGTCGAGAGGATGTTGACGGTGCGGTCGACGGTGACGGAGACGTCCACCGCGTCGTCCTTCTGCGTGAGCTCGCCGCGGAGGCCGGCCTCGATGTAGGCCTCGATCGCCTTCGCGGCCTTCTCCTGGATGGTCCCGTCGGCGTTGACGGGGACCTTCGCGTTGAGGAACCGGAGCGCGCGGTCGCGCGCGACGGCGCTCGCGATGTCCATCACGCGGCGGTTCTGGATCAGGGAGTAGTCGGAGCCCGCCGGCGCGAGGATGCGGCCGCGGGTCAGGTAGTAGCCCTGGCGCCCGACGATCGTGCGCGCGGTCGTGAACCGGCCCGCGTCGAGCCCCTCGGTCGCGCGCTCGTCGCGGGCGAGGCTCACGACGCCGGAGAGCGGCCCGTCCTCGACGGCGCCGAGGTCCTGGGACGGCTGGACCTTGGAGGCGCGCGCCGCCGCCTCCCACGCCACGTTCCGGGTGTAGGACCGGCCCGAGACGGGGGAGATCACGTCGAGGAACCCGGCGCCGACGGCGACGCGGGTGTCGCCCAGGTCCCCGAACCCGGTCGTGCTGGCGAGGAGGGCCGCATCGGTGCCCGACGGCGCCTCCATGAGGGCGAAGGCGTAGCGGTACCCGCTGGCGGCCGACGCCATGTGGGTCGCGAGGGCGGCGTAGAGGGCGCGCGCGCCCGCGAGGTCCGCCGGGACGCCCACGGCGTGCAGCATGAACCACGTCCGCGGGTCGGCGAGGAGCGCCGTCACCGCGTTGGCGAGGTCCGAGGTCGTGTAGGCCGGCGCGGTGCAGGTCGCCGTCCAGGAGTCGGCCGCGACGAACGCCGTCCCGGTGGAGTACGTCCAGGTCAGCGTGACGTTGCTGTTCGGGATCGCGTAGACGCCGGAGGTCGGGACCGCCAGCTCGGCGGAGTAGGTGTTCCCGCCGTCGAGGCTGTACTTGAACGTCGCGGTGCCGGCGGCGAGGGTGGCGCCGCCCTGGATGATCTGGAGGACGATCTCGTAGGCGTCGTAGGCGGCGCCCGCGATGGCGAGGGTGGCGGTGCCGGTCTTCGACGCCGTGGGCGTCCCGACCGCGCCGGCGGTCGACCCGGTGACCCGCATGCACAGCACCGGCCCGCCGGCGATCGAGAGCACCCGCGCCGCGGCCTCGACGAGCGGCCCCTGGCCGAAGGTCGAGACGAGGGTCGAGATGTCCGAGATCGAGACGAGCTCGTTCACCGTCCCGATGGAGGACGTGCCGAGCTTGACCTGGATGCGGGAGGACGAGCCCGGGGAGAGGCCGAGGGCGCCGTCGAGGATGGTCGTCTTGACGTCGGGGATGGACATGGTCTCACCTCATCGTGACGGCGCCGGCGGCCTCGAGCGCCTTGTCGAACTGGTGCTCCGTGACCTCGCGCCCGATGGCCCACCCCTGCATGGCACGGGCGGCGGCGGCGAGCCACGCCGCGGGCTTCTTGGCAGCGACCCACTCCTCGAACGGGCGCCGCGGGTCGGCGGGGGTCTGGATCTCCTCGGCGGCGAACTCGCTCATGGGGTCCTCACGGTGCGGGGGGCGGGTCGAAGCCGAGGTCGATGGGGTCCGTCGCGGTGCCCGGGACGTCGGTGACGGTCGCGAACGTCTCGACGTCGCGGATCGGGATGGGGAACGTGACGATCAGGACGTAGACGCGGCCGGCCTGCATCACCGTGCGCGCGGGCCCGAGCCACCACCCCCGAACGACCTTGTGGGCCGCCGCGGCGGAGCGGCGCAGGGCGACGATGACGGCGTTCCGCATCGCCTCGACGGTGTCCGGGTCCTTGCCCCAGAGGTGGATCGCGACCTGGGCGGTGCACTCGAGGAGCGTGCGCGGGGCGCCGGGCGTCAGGTCGTGGACCTCGGGCGGCCCGTAAGTGTCCTCGCCGTCGAGGTTCGGGACCCAGACGACGCGCGGCGGGGCGTGGTTCGCGGCGAGGTGCTCGCCGCCGTCGAGCCACTCCTCGCCGGGACGGATCCGGAGGTACTGGGCCTTCACGTCGGCGAAGATCGCGGAGAGGGCCACCTAGAAGTCCCCCCCCATCACGAGCATGAGCATGTCCGTGGCGGCGTCGTTGAGGCCGCGCGTCCAGCGCGGGCCGGCGTCGCCCTCGGGCATGTACTGGCGCCGCGGGATGGTGACCTCGTCCGCGAAGATGGTCCCCGAGAGCTTGCCGCGCGGGCTCCGCTTCGTCGGCGCGCCGCGGACCTTGAACGCGAGCTTCTTCGCCCGGACCGGCCGGATCGTGGCGCCGTACTGGTGGACCGCGGCGCCGATGAAGTGCGTCGAGACCTCGAACCCGGCGGGCGTGACCTTGGGCGTCAGCGTCGCCCGGAGGTGCGTCCCGGTGTCGAGGAGCGGCATCCCCTGCCGCGAGGTGAGCGCCGGCCACCGGTTCCCGTAGGGGTCCGTGCTGGTGCGGAACTCGTCGTCGAGGATCTTCACCGAGGCCTCGGCGCAGTTGCGCTTCACGAGCTCGCGCAGGCCCCCCGTCGCGACCGCGTTCATGCGGCGCCGCAGGTCCTCGAGGCCGCGCATCCCGTCGCCACCGACGAGCACGGCCTACCTCCACCCGCGGTGGCGCGGGACGCCCGCGGTGTAGACGGGGTACCCGGCCGAGTCGGTCTGGCCGGTCGCCTGGGGCTGCACCACGAACGCGCCACCCCCGGAGCCGCCCGGCGGCGCCACACCGGCGCTCGAGTCGGTGAGCTGGGGGGTGATCTCGCCCTTGGAGACGCCCCGGAGCCACCGCTCCGCGTCCTCGTACCCGGTGCGGATCGCCTGGGCGCCGAGGTCCTCGGGGTTGAAGCCCCGCCGGCGCAGGAGGTTCCATGCGGCGATCTGGCAGACCGCCGCCTTGAGGTCCTGGCTCGGGGTGACGACCGGGAGGGTGAAGCGGTTCGCCAGGTACCCGTCGGCCTGGGTGGACGCCGCGTCGAGCGCCGCCTGCACCGCGGTCGGATCGACGTCCCCGAACGCGCTCTCGGGCGCGCCGTAGGCGTAGAGGTCCGCGGGGGTGGCGTAGCTCGACACGGCCCGTCCCGGGGGCTACTCGGCCGGCTTGTCGGACTTCTTGCCCTTGCCGGCCTTCGCGGCGGCAGCGTCGGCGGCGGCCTTCGCGTCCGCCTTCGCCTTCGCGGCGGCGTCGGCCTTGCGCTGGGCCTCCTCGAGGGCGGAGGCCGCGGCGTCCTCGGCCTTCTTCGCGTCGTCCTCGGCCTGGGCGGCGAGGCGTGCGGCGCGCTCCGCGGGGCTGTACTCGACGACGACGAGGTGCTTCGCCGCCTCGTCCTCCTTGAGCTCGGCGAGCTCGGCGGCGGTCACCTCAATGTCGGTGCGGCCGGTCTCGAAGAAGACGCCGCGGCCCGGGCGCGAGCGGCCGAGGGACCAGTACCCCTTGAACTCCTCGCGCTTGGGGACGACGACGGTGACGGGGATCTTCTCGGCGGGCTCGGTCATGGGGTCCATCTCCTTCACGTTGAGGGGCGGCGAGGGGCGAGCGCCGGGCGGCTCACGAGGAACCGCCCGGCGCCGATGGGTGCGTCAGGCGGCGGCGACTACGCCGTGCACTTGATGCAGAGGAAGTACGGGCCGTACCCGGCAGCGCCGCGGGCGCGGACGCCGTAGAGGTACTCGTCCCGCATGAACACGTTCTCGTCGTCCGGCTTGTTGAGCCACGAGAACTCGGCGGCCTCGCGGTTCTGGAAGACGAACGGCTTCACCGCGCGGTTCGTGCAGGCGAGGTACCAGGAGGTCTCGCTGTCGGCGGTGAGGCGGGGGAAGACCTTGTACTTCAGCTTCCCGTAGAACGGGTTCTCCTGGGTGTAGGTCGAACCCGCGCCGAACGTCGCGCCGGGGGCGATCTGCTTCGTGTTGCAGAGCTGCTCGGCGACGGTCTCGAGCGCCGGCGGCACGATGAGCGTGTCGTGGACGAGTTCCATCGGCACGCCGTTCTCAGCCTTGAAGTTGCGGCCGGCGGCGCGGACCAGGCGGAGGTTCTCGAAGGAGAGGGCCTTCGAGGTCTGGAGGTTCGCCTGGGTGCCGAGGCTCGCGTCGTCCGGGTTGACCGGGTGCGACGCGGAGAAGTAGGCCTGGCCGTCGTGGGCGAGCGCGGTCCCGCCGGCGATGATCGCCTCGGCGAGGATCTTGTCGGGCCAGAGCTTCGCGGCGCGGCCGAGCTCGCTCACCGCGGGGCCGGTGAAGATGCCGTACTTGTCGTCCTCGAACTTCGTGCGCTTGACGCCGAAGGTGTCCTCGAAAAGCCGGTTCTTGAGGCGCTGGACGTTCGCGGACAGGTTGTTGACCTGGCGCTCCCCGATCCACTCGCGGAGCTCGGGGATCCGCTTGAGCCAGGGGTAGAACTCCTCCTCCGTCTCCGACTTGATCTCGGTGGCGAGGTCGGGCCAGTGGACGGGGGACTCGGCCATGGCAGCCTGGAAGAGCTGCTTCATGCCGTAGAAGGCGAAGGCGAGGTTGGCGGGCGTGATCAGCATGACGTTCTCCTTGCGTCAGCGCGGGCGCGCTAGACGATCTCCACGAGGACGCCGAGGGTGCTGTCCACGGCGAGCGCGCGACCGGCGAGGATGGACGACGTCGAGGTGTGACGGACGGTCTGGTCGTCCTCGACGTAGCAGGGGCCCGCGGGCAGACCCGCGGCCGCCTTCACCGCGATGTCGGCCTGGGTGACGAGGTCGGTGCCCTTGTTGGCGAGCCAGAAGGCGCCGCGGCGGACCATGATGCTGACCGCGCCGTCCGCGCCGGTGTTGGCGACGGTCTCGGTCGCGACCCCGACGACGATGTTGTCCCCGGCGGCCGCGGCCTTCGCGTAGCCGCTGGAGTTCAGGGCGACCATGCCGCCCTGATAGATGGTGGTGTTCGTCGCGACCTTGAACTCGACGAGGGCGCCGTAGGCGTGATCGCCCCGGCGGACGGTGTTGCGGGCTGCAGAGAGGGCGGCCATGGATGGTTCTCCTTCGACGAGGGGTGGATCACTTCGCCGGCGCGGCGCCCGGCATGTGCTTGAGGACGTCCTCGGGCTTCACGCCCAGGGTCGCCGCGATCTTGGCCTGGTCGGCGGTGAGCTGGACCACCGGGGGCGGGGCGCCCGGGGGCGGCGCGGCGGCGCCGGCGGCCGGGGTGACGATGACGGGGAGCGTCTCGACCCACGCCTTGAGCATCGCGAGGTCCTTCGCGCCCATCTCGCGGGCCAGCTTCTCGCTCGCCGGGGCGATCTTGCCGGCCGCCATCGCGGCCTTGACGATCGTGTCGATCTCGACCGCGGCCTTGGCCTTCTCGACCTCGTCGAGCCGACCGGAGAGGTCGGTCACCTTGGCGGAGAGGGCGGGGACCTGCTCCGCGCCGGACTTCCACGCCTGGAACACGCCGGAGGCCTCGTTCGCGGTGGGCTTGCCCGACAGCGCGATGAGGCCGGCGAGGGCGGACGCGGTCGCCTTGGACTCGTCCTGGTGGCGAGAGAGGGCGGCGATGATCTCGTCCTCGGTGGCGGTACCGGGCAGGCCCAGGCGGGCGGCGAGCAGCTTCAGCATGGTCGGCTCCTTCGCCGCGGGCTCGCCGCGGCTGTTGATGACGGGCTTCGCGCCCTTGGTGGCGGGGATGTTCGTGAGGGCGCAGGCGTACAGCTCGAGCACGCGGCCCTCGTCGTCGTGCCGGAAGGTCGGCGACGTGTAGCGGAACTCCTTGGCGAGGATCTTCTCGCGCGCCTTGGGGGTCCACTCGATCTCGGTCGCCCAGCACTCGCCGTTGCGGATCGCGGGCTTGAACCACCCGGCGGCCTTGCCTGCCTCGGCGGGGTCCGGCGCGAACATCGCGAAGGCGGAGGCGTGCTCGTAGTCGAACGGGTAGTCGTGCGCGACGTCCGCCCAGCACCGGAGAACGCTGGCGCCCGAGTCATCGTCGAACTTGAAGATGCCCTTCGTCGTCTCGATGAGCCCTGCCGCGAACAGGCGGAGCTCCTTCGGCGCCTCCGTCGCGCCCTCGGCGAGGAGGGCGACGGGGTGCGCGAGCATCGCGACATCCGGTCGCTCCTCGAGCGGGGACGCGGAGAGGCAGGCGATGCGGGTGTCGACGTCGACGCGGGATCCGCTCACACCGGCGGTTGGCACGCCCGCCGGACGAGCGCAAGAGGGACCGCCGGGAACCGCCTAGACGCGGACGAAACGGTGGCCCTTCGCGGCCGGCCGCTCCCCGCTCACGACCCGGCTGACCGTCCCCATGCCCAATCCGAGAGCACCGTAGCGGACCGACCCCGTGTCCGGTTCCGTGAGGGCGTAGATCAGGAGCCTTGCGACCACGGCCCCATACTACCCGTCACGCCTGACGCCCGCCCCCGCTCACTTGGCGGCCCTCACCGACACCCGGTCGCCGTCCTGGTGCAGCTCCAGGGCCTCGGCGGCGCGGGCCTCGTCGAGGGAGATCGACACCTCGCCCCCGAGGCGCTGCAGGAGGACCGCGGCGAGGCGGCGCGCCTGCCTGGCCTCCCACCGGAGGGTCTGGACCTCGGTGCCCATGGCGGAGAGCGCGGACCGGGCGAGGTCGAGCTCGCCCTGGCGGACCTGGGCGAGCTCGGCGAGCCGGACCACCTCGGCCTCCTCGGCGGCGGCGGCGCCGCGCAGGCGCTCCACCTCGTCGAGGAGGGCGGGGACCGCCACGCGGGCGGCGGCAATGAAGCGGGCGTCATTCTCCTCGGGGCCCTGGTCGGGGCATGCGACCATCAGCCCGTTCGCGTCCGCCACCCACCAGGCGCCGTCTTCCTGCTCGTATCCGTCTCCCGCCTCCCAGGGGCCGGGCGAGGCCGCCTTCGCGAGCCGGTCCCACTCCTCGATCTTCTTCGGGTCGATCATCGTGCCCCCAGCGGGTTGATCGCGGCGAGCAGCGCCTCGCCGCGCGGGGTCATCGGGACGAGGTTCAGCACGTAGCTGTGATCCTGCGCGAGCAGCGGGTCGCGCTTCTCCGGGCCCAGCACCTCGAAGTCGAGGTCGTCCTCCCAGCGCGGCGGGTCGATCGGGTCGAACGTGCGCGCGTGCTCGGCCAGTCTCGCGCGACCCATTGCCTGCAGGGCTTGGAGCGTGCGGGCGTCGGCCTTCATGCGGACGAACGTCCCCGCCTCGCGCGAGATCGCGAGCGTCGCAACAAAGAGCGCCCTCGCCTCGGCCTTGGCGATCGTCTTCGGGTCGATGGTCGGCATCACGCTGCCCCCCTTGCGGAAGACGTCCATCACGCGGCGGCGGAACTTCTGGTCGGGCTCCAGCCACCGCCGGAGCCAGGCGGGCAGCCAGCGCCAGCCCCGCCGGCGCACGCCGAGGTCCAGGGCGATCCGGTCCAAGGCCTCGCCGCTCGCCGGCTTCCACGCCTCTTCATCGCCCCAGGTCTGGACCTCGGTTCGCTCCACCGGCGCTCCCGGGAGGTCGGCTCCCGCCGCGTCGCGGCACGGCGGGGCGTGCACTGGGTACCGGGCGCAGCGCGGGTCATGCGTCCGGACGGTCCCGTCCTCCCGGAGCGGTCCCGCGGCGCGGCGCCCATCCACCGTGACGAGGTCGCCGAACTCCACCGGCTCGCGCAGCGCCACCCTGATCGTCTGGTCGTAGGGCACGAACGCCTCCCGGCACCCCTGCGCCCACCAGGCGGCGAGGAGCGTCTCGACCTCCGCGCGGGCTTCCGCGAGGCGCTGCTCGGAAGCGATGCGGCCCGCCTCCCTCGGCCACGACCACTCGGCCGCCGCGGCGCGGAGAGCGGCCCGGTACGCCTCCAGCGCTTCGTTCGCCCTTCCCCGCGCCTCGTCGATCTGCGCCATCGTGACCATGGTCACCCCCCGAGGATCCGGCGAACGAGCGCGCGGGCGCCCTCGCCGATCCCGAACCCGTCCCGCTCCATGGCGACCGCCATCGCCGCGCTGGCCGCGACCTGCTCCAGCGACTCGCCGGCAGGGACGTGGAGTTCGATCACCGTCCGCCCGTGCTCGTCGCGCCGGGAGAAGACGCGGAACCGCTGCGGCTCGGGGGCGGCGACCGCGAAGGCCAGTCCGATCCACTCGCGCAGGGGCGGCAGGTTGCGGATCCACTCGTACTCGGCCATGGTCACTCTCCCCGCTTTTCGCGGACCTCGAGGATCCGCGCGTAGGCCTCGTTCACCAGACCGTTGAAGTGATCGGCCGTCATCCCGAGGTCGGCGGCGATCTTCGGGATGAGCTCGCCGTGGAGCGCGACCCGGGCGCTCACCGCCATGATGCACGCCATGTGGGCCGTCACCCCGGGCGGATGGTCGTGCGCGATGCTGCAGAACGGGCAGACGGCGGCCACGGGTCACCTCCCCGCCTTCGCGCGGCGGGCCTCCGGGAGCGAGTACCAGGCCTCCCGGCCCCGCTCCTCTCGCTCGAGCGGCTCCCCCTCGTCCTCCAGCACCCGCAGGAACCGTTCCGCGGTCCGCCGCGAGCACCCCAGCGCCTCGGCGAGGTCCCCGGGGCGCCGGGGCGCCTCCCGAAGCAGCCTCATCGCCCGGATCGCCTGCCTGTAGTCCCCTCGGGGGGCCTTCGCCTTCTTGGGCATGGCTCACCATTACCGCCGTCTGTTGTCGGCGTCAATAGGCGTCGCAGCGTACCCATCTGGGATATGCGCCGTCTGTTGACGTGCGCCGCGTGTTGACGTACCTTCTAATCATCGACGGACGGCATGGAGCCGGACGCCAACGAGGGGAAGAGCGATGGCCTACATGAACCGGAACGAGGCGACGAAGGCGATCCGGCAGGCTCTCAAGGCGCGGTCCGGGAAGGCGTGGCGGGTCTACGGGCACACCGGTACCGCCTACGGCTGGTTCACCATCGCCAGCCCCGCGGCCCGCCTCGGCCCCGACGGCTACATGACCCCCGCCGAGTGCCGCGAACTCGCCGACCTCCTCGGCCTCTCCCGCTCCGTCCACTTCCAGGGCGAGAGCGTCTCCCCCGAGGCCCGCGAGGTGATGGTCTCCCGCGCCCTCGGGCTCTTCAAGGACGAGGACTTCGAGTCCCGCCGCGCGTGGGAGGTGGAGCGCGAGGAGCAGGAGCGCCGCGCCGCCGCGCCGGAGTGCGCCGAGGCGCCGCTCCCCTCCGCGGACCCGGTCGACGCCGCCGAGCACTCGGGCGAGCCGTTCTGCGCCTGCGGTCGCCGCGTCTCCGAGTGCGACGGCTCCCGCACCGGCTGCCACAAGCGGCCCGCCGCCCCCGCCCTCGACTACGCGGACCGCGCCCGCAACTTCGTCCGGTACGTGATCGAGCGGGAGACGCAGGAGTCCGCGCCGCTCGTGGTCCCCGCCTCCTTCCCGATGCGCCCCGCCACCGCGTAGCATGGAGCCCGCCATGACGAACGAGACGAGGTGGACGGCGGGGAAGTGGGAGCCGCGGCACAACGGCGAGGAGGTGCGCGTGGTCGTGTCGAGCCCTCGCGGCGGGTACCGGGAGATCGCGGACCTCTCGTTCGGCGACACGTCCAGCGAGGAGAGGGCCGCGAACGCCGCGCTGATCTCCGAGGCGCCCGCCATCGCCTCCGCGGCGGCGGCGCTCGTCCGCGAGATCCAGAAGCGGGACGGAGAGGGGAACCTCCTCCCCGCCCACCTGTACGCGCCGCTGATGGCCGCGCTCGCCCGCGCAGGCGCGTGCTAGGCGGCCTCCTCGCCGCGGGTGGAAACGCCGCGCGGGTCGATGGTCGCCCAGGGCTCGCCCTTCTTCCGGGCGCGCTTCGGCTCGAGGTAGATCGGGTGGTGGCTCGTCACCCCGCGGTCGGGGTGCGTGAACCAGAGTTCCTGCGTCGGTTCGCCGAAGGGGAACCCCCACCCCCATGCCAGCTCGTCGTACCCCTTGAGCGCCTGGCCGACGATGAGCCCCGGGATCGGATACCGGGTGTGCCAGTGCCCCGTGATCAGCGTGTCGAAGTCCTGCCCGATCTCGGCGTTGCGGGCGCGCAGATTCTTCTTGCCGCGCATGAGCGGCCCGATCGCGCCGATGATCCCGTCCCCGCCCTTCTGGCCGATCGAGTCCTTGTCGCCGTGGAGGAGCAGGTAGCGGTGATCGAAGATCCGATAGCGCAACGAGACGCCCTCGGCGATGGCGACGGTGATCGAGCGGTCCCGGTGGAAGTACTCCGCGACCGAGTCGTAGACCATCGCATCGGCGCTCGTCCCGACGCGGCGCTTGTGCTGCGTGAACTTCGTCAGGCGCCCGTGGTTCCCGGTGACCATCGGGACGAGGATGTTGGGCGTCACCTTCTCAGCGAACGCCCGGATCACGCCGCAGAGGAGCCGGGCGGTGATGCGGACGGCGTCGCGGATGTCGCACCAGTTGGTGACCTCGAGCTCCTCGTGGATCCCGCCGGAGACCATGTCGCCGCCGACGGCGAGGACGAGGCCGGGGTACCGGGGGTTCGTTGTGTGGCGGGTGAGCATCTCGATCCCGTTCGCGGCGAGGAGGCGGACGCGCTCCTCTTGGATCGCGCGGCTGTAGCGGTTCACGCCGCCGATCAGGCGCTCGTTGATGGTCTCGCCCGTGTGCCAGTCGGTCGCGAGGATGCTCGGGACGCCGTGCTCCCCGGCGCGCGTCGAGGGCTCGACCGCCCAGCGCGGGACGTCCATCTCCGTGACGACGTGCTGCACCGCCGCGCGAGCCTCCGCGTCGGCCCTGAGCGGCGCGAGCTCGCGCTCGAGGCCCTTCACTTTGGCGCGGAGGGTCTTCGCCTCCTCGAACAGCGCCCGGGCGGTCGCGTCGTCCTTCGGCTTGCGCATCTCGGCGCGCAGCGCCTTGTTCTCCTCGAGGAGCGTTGCGATCGTGGGGTCGGGCTTCACGGGGTCCTCCTGCCCTTGCGGGCTCGGGTCTTCTGGCGCGTCGCGCGGCCCTGCGCCGACTCCCGGTAGCGCCGGGACCTGAGCTTCGCGGCCGGGGTCGCCTCGTAGCGCTGGTACCTGAGTCGGGCCTTCGCGGTCCGGTCGTAGCGCGCTGCCCGCGCCGCTCCCTTGGCGCTGCGGCTGTAGCGGTTGGCCCGGGCGCGCCCCCGGGCGCTGCGGTCATACCGGCGTTGCGCGGCGCGGCCGCGCGGCGAGTGGTTCCAGCGGCGCCGGCGCGCGAGCTCGCGGGGTGAGCCCTTCGGCATCAGTTGCCCCGCCCGTCGGGGAGACCCAGGTCTCCGAGCACGCCCTCGGGGGCCGGGTCCTCCTCGTCCGGATCGCCGTCGGGGATGTAGTCCGAATCCGGCTGGAGGAAGGCGCTCATGGCACGCGCCCCGCGCGCTCGAGGGCGAGGACGAAGAGCAGGCAGCACCCGGCGTGCGCGAGGTGCGGCCGGCCCGTCTCGGGGTCGAGGCGCTCGCCGCGCGCGTCGGCGATCAAGTGCCGGAGGGCCGCGGCGCGGTAGCGCGTCGTCGCCTCCGGGACCTTGCGCCAGTTGTCGCGGGCGTACTTGCGCGCGCCGTCCTCGAGGACGCGGACGATCTCCTCGGCGCCGTCGAAGGGGAAGAGCGTCCAGTCGAGCTTCCCCATGTCGGCCTTGAACCCCTCGCCGCGGGCGTTCGCCGCGGCGGTCTGCTCCTGGGTCGTGCTCATGTGCCGGTCCTCCGGAACCGCTGCGCGAGCTCGGCGGGGTACTCGCCGAGGTCAGGCTCCCAGCCCTCGAGCGCGGGCGCCGACCCGAACCCCTCCGCCGGCGGGATGTCGGGCGGCGGCGGCAGCGGCGCGTCCCCGGCCTCGCTCTTCGACAGGGTCACCACCGCGCTGCGACATTGGTGATGGAGAGGTGGGCAGTGCGTGTCCCACCACGGGTCATCGGCCGGGCGGACCGTCCCGTCGAGGCCGCGGCACAGGGTGGTGGTGCGGAGGTCGAGGATCGCGGAGAAGCGGCGGAAGGGGCGCGCCGCCTTGATCGCGGGCTCGTTCATCTGCTGCCACCGGCCGGCGCTGTAGGCGCGCTGCACGTTGTTCCGGTAGATCGTTTCCACGCGCCAGGGGCGCTCCATGCCCCACGCCGCGGCGAGGCGGTCGGAGACCCGCGCCTGGAAGTCCCGCAACGTCTCGCCGTGGGCGACGGCGCGGTCGAGCGCCTCCCAGACCTCGGTCACGAGGTCGAGCTGGGCGACGCCGGCGAGGGTGAAGGCCTGGTCGTGGGTGACGTCCTCGAGGACCTGGAACTCCTCGTCGTCCATGATGAGGCGGTCACGGAACCACTGGACGGCCTCGTCGAGGGCGCGGGGGTCGGCGGCGGGGCGGTCGGGCGTCTTGCGGGCCATCGGTCCTCACGCCATCGGCTGCACGGTGAAGCCGCCGAACACGCCCGGCAGCGCCGTGATCCAGTACACCCGGTCCCCGGGCCGCACGGCGATCGGCGGGAACCGGAGGTCGCCGTCGGTGGTGACCTCGATCTCCCGCAGCTCCTCGCGGACATCGCCGTCGGGGGAGCAGACCGCGAACCGGACGGGGATGGTGGTCACTCGGAGATGACCTCCTTGGTCACCGCGTAGCGCCCGGATAGGTTCGCCAGGACCATGCACCGCCCCAGCACCGCGGCGAGGGCGGCCGGCTCCATCTCGCCCAGGACGCGGGCGAGCTCGGCGCGCAGGGCGGCGGCGTCGACCTTCCCGTCCGGCCCGGCCTTCGCCGCCATCACCACCGCCCGGAGCGCCTTCACGTCCCCGCGGAGGACCTTGGCCGCCTCGTCCCGCCCGGCCTCGGCGAGCTCGTCGACGTAGGCCTGCCCCTGCAGCGGCGCCCGGTCCCGGCGGCTCAGCCCGCCGGCGCCCAGCGCCACCCGGATCGCCTTCGCGTGGCGGCGGACCGCCGAGAGCGCCGCCTTGCCCTTCTTCGCCTTGGGGTCGTCGTCCTCGCCCGCGCCTCCGGCGTCCCCGCCGCCGTCGACGTCGTCCGGCTCGGGGAACGGCGCGCCGGCGAGGACGGGGATCCCGCGCTGCTCGCAGAGCTTCGCGTAGTCGACCGGGAGCCGCGTCTTCCGGAGGGTGGCGAGGCCCGTCGCCGTCGTGTTGAGCGCCTCGGCGGCCGCCTTCTTGTCCTCGGGCGGCTCGGTGTCCCAGGCCGGCCGCGGCGCCTTCCCGTCGGCCTTCGGCCCGTGGTTGAGCGCGGCCCACTCGACGAGGACCTGGGCGCGCAGGGTGGCGGAGAGCGTGGTCGCGTCGGAGCGGAGGATCGCCGCGGCGACCCGCTCGTGCACCTGGGCGGCGGAGTAGGCGCCGCCCTTCACCTCGGTGGTGAGGTTCTGGCCGAGGATGACGATCGCGACGGAGGAGTTGGCCTGCTCGAGCGCGAGTTTGAACGAGTCGTAGGTCTGCGCCGAGGCCTCGATCAACTTGAGGTCGAAGCCCTTCCCGTCGGCGCGCTGCGGGAGCCGCACCACCGACTCGCCGGCGAGGGAGGCGACCTCGCGGAGCGCCTTCTTCTTCTCGGCGTCGTCCCATTCGGCGGGCTCGATGATGCCGCGGATCGGAAGGCCGTGGACCTCGTTGTAGCGGCCCCAGTCGCGGTATCCGAACTGGCGGAAGAGCCAGGGGATCGCGAGCGACCGCACCATCGCCTTGACCCACCCGCGCGACCATCCGAACGGCGCGTAGATGACCCAGTGGCCGATCTGCTCGAGGCCGTCGGGCCCCTTGGAGTGGACGAGGCCGTCGGACTCGCTGATCCACACCTCGACCGGGCCCGTGCGCGTGTTGATGACGAGGCGCCCCTCGCGCTCGTCGCCGGCGGGCCACCGCCAGTACATGTAGCGCGGGTGCCAGAACTTGAGCGTCGGCACCCAGCCATCGGGCGACTCGGTGTCGTAGAGCTTCTCCGCGACGCCGTACCCGAGGAAGCGACCCCACAGCCAGAGATCCCGGAGGACGGCGTCGGGGGCGATGCGGGGCCAGAGCGTCCCGACCTGCTCGGCGAGGGCGGAGGCGAAGGCGTCGTCCTCGAGGGCGGGCGCGAGCTCGAACGGGAGGCCGAAGAGCCCGTCGATGCGCTGGGAGGTGACGCCGGCGATCCGGTCGTCGGCGATCATCGCCTCGATCATCTCGGAGGCGCCCGCGAAGCTCCCCTGCATGAGCTGCGTCAGCGCGGCGCGGACGGCGACGACGGTGTCGTACTGGGTCTCCGCGGAGACGACGGGGAGGTCCTGGTACCGCTGGACCTGGATCCGGATGGTGCGGCCCTCGACCTTGACGGTCTGCTCGGGCGGGGGCTCGGGGAGCGCCGGCGCGGCGGCCGCGGCGGGGGCGACGATGGCGTCGTTCCGGAGCGCGGGCGGCGGGCCCTTGGCGGCGAGCGCGGCGAGGAGCCGGCCCTCGCTGCGGCGGGAGATAGCCCCGCCCGCCTCGACCGTCGCCACCGTGCGGCGGGAGACGCCCGCGCGCTCGGCGAGCGCGGCCTGCGTCAGCCCCGCCCGCTCCCTCAGTCCCCGGATGTCGTCGCTCACGGGTGCGGGTTGCACGCTTGCGCGCGTTGCACAACCCTGCGCGGTTGCACCCTCACCACCGGCGCGGCATTTTCGGCTTCTCGACGTCACCGAACGTGGGGATGAGACCCTCGATCAGTTCGGCCGCGCCCCAGACCAGGGCGTCCACGCGGTCCGGACTCTTCTCGTTCCCCTCGGGGAGGAAGGTGCACATCTGGTCCTCGAGCTCGGCGAACGAGCCGACGTGGTGGACCTTCCCCTGCTCGTAGAGAGCCGACACCGGCTCGGCGCGCACCCGCTTGCCGCGGCTCGCCCGGACCGCGTTGAAGGGGAGCGTCTTCCGCACGGTGCGGATCGTGTGCTCGACGAGGTCCCCGCCGTTGTTGACCTCGCCGACGATGCGGTCCGCCCGGAACTCGTCATAGGCGACGACGGCGCGGCGCGCCCAGGCATCGGGCGACAGGTGGCACGTCCGGTCGGCGAGGACGTAGAGGTGCCCGTCCGTCCCCTTCCCGATCACGATGATGCCGGTGTCGTCGGACTCCTCGCCGCTGGTCACCGCCGGGTCGATCGCGACGACGATCCGCACGAGCTCGGGCGCCTTCTTGACCCGGGCCGCGTCGATGATGGCCCGCGTCCAGAGCGCGCCGGGCACGTCGTCGAGGACCTCGCCGTTGAGCTCCTGGCGGCCGAGGCGCGTCCCCTCATACTTGGCGCGGAGTTTGGCGAGTTGCGGCGCGGCGAGGTTCGCCGCGTTGTCGAAGGTGGAGCCCCGGGTGATGACCGTCGTCGGGTCCGCCATGAGCTCCCGGAGGACCTTCACCGGACGCGGCGTCGTCGTCACGAGGACGCGCGGCCGCTCGCCGAGGCGGAGGCCAAACTGCATGTTGTCCCAGGTGTCCTCGAGGTACTTCCACGAGGCGAGCTCGTCGGCCCAGGCGCCGTGATGCTGGGGGCCGCGGAGGGCGTCGGGCTCCTCGGCCGTGAACGTCGTCGCGATGAACCCGTTCGGCCATGTGAGGCGGCGCTTCGACGGCTCGTACTCGGGCGTGAAGTCCGGCGGCGAGCACGCGATGAGCCCCGACTCCCCCTCGACCATGGTGTCGCGCACGTCGGCCGCGGTGCGGGCGATCAGGGACCACCGCCACCCCGGGTGCGCGCGGGCGTTCTCGATCACCCACTGCGCGCCGGTCCGCGTCTTGCCCCACCCGCGGCCGGAGAGGATGAGCCAGGTCAGCCACTCGCCGGGGGGCGTGACCTGATCCGGGCGGGCCCAGATCCCCCGCCAGTCGTAGAGCAGGGCCTCGGCCTCCTTGTCCGAAAGGTCCGCGATGGCGGAGGCGACAACGGACGGCGGCGCGCCCCGGAGACCCTCGACGAACCCCGAGGCGAGAGCGTGCGGCCGCGTCGGTGGCCCGGGGTCGTCCGGCTCCTCGACCGGGGGCGGCGGGGGCGGGGGCACGACCGCGCGGGGCGGCGCCGCCGGCGGTGCGCGGCGCAGGCGCGCCACCTCCGCGGCGAGCTCGGCGAGGCGGTCCGTCATCCGGTCGGAGGCTTCTCGCCCGTGGCCTTTAGGAGCGCGGCGATGCGCTGCGCCAGGCGCTCGCGGGCGTCGTTCACCTCGACCGGGCCGCCGTCCTTCCCGGTGAGCTCGAGCTTGTCGGGCGCCTTGCCGATGGTCCGGTCGGTGAGCCACTGCGCCGCCATGAGCCGCACCATCGCCGGCGCCTTCTTGACCTTCCCGTCGACGAGGTCGACGCAGAACTTCGCCTGGAGCTGCATGTCGCCGGTCATCGACCGGAGGAGCTCGGCGAACTCTCGCTGGCCTCGAGGGCGGCCGCCGGGATTCCCGGAGACGCCCTTGACGAACTGGCCCGCCGCGTTGCGGGTACCCTCAGACCCCCTGTTCTCAGGCGGTCGGGACTTGGCCTTGTCCTTGCTTCGCTTCGCCATGACCTATTCCCCCTCCTCGGGGGGCTCCTCATCGATGGATGGCACGGCGTCGACCAGACCGACGGCGGCCTTGCGCTGGTAGGCCTCGCGCTGCTCGGGGGCGTCGTGCCTCCCGCGGTCGAACCGGCCGTTGGGCCCGGCGCCGCGCCAGGTGGGCCGACAGGTCGGGTCGAGGGCCTCGCGGATGCCGCGACCCTGGGCGCACCGCGCGGTGACGCAGTGGGGGTAGTCGGAGGCCTGGCCGCGCTCTAGGTCGGTGGTGCGCTGGGCGTCCGAGGCGACCTGGCGGGCGACGCAGATATGAGCGGGGACGTCCCCGTGCAGCGCGACGCACTGGACGATGTCGGCGGGGTCCACCCGCCACGGGCGGACCGGGAGGCCGTCCGCGTCCACCCCCCAGAAGACCCGCTGAGCGCTGCCGTGGGCGAGAGGGGGCGGCGGCGGGCGCAGGACGTCGGCGGCGGCCTCGGCGATGCGCTGGTCCGGCCCGCCGCGGCGGATCCCGAGGCGGACCAGGGCCCAGAGGGCGGACTCGGCGGCGGCGGGGACGTACATCAGGCCTCCCAGGCGCACTCGACGCGGACGCGCCGCGGCGCGGGCATCCGGTCGAGCTGGTCGAGGGTCGGGTGAGGCCGGACGCGGCCGCTCGGCGGGAGCGGGACGACGCTCCAGCACGAGGCGAGGGGCGAGCCGAGGTCCGGGAAGTGGCCGGCCCGGCGCTCCGGCTCCGCCGTGTGGGCCCGGTCGAAGGCCGCGGCGGCGGCGCGCCGGTCCCGGCCGCGGCACTCGTGGCAGGCCACCGCGTCGGGTGCCCAGTCGATGAACTCCTGCCAGCACCGGGGGCACCGGAAGACGTGGCGGGGGAGCGTCGCCGCGAGGTGGGCGAGCACGAGCACGAGCTGGGCCTCGGAGAACATCAGGCGGCCTCCGCATCGCTGGCCCGGCCGCGGCGGCGCGCGGGCAGGACCGTGACGATGGTCAGGGCGGCCTCCTCCCAGATCACCCGGATGCGGCGCCCGGCGACGTAGACGGACCAGAGGGAGCGGCCGGCCTTCGCCGGGCCGATGAACTTCGCCTCGCCGGCGAGGATGCGGGCCCGCGCCGCCGCGATGATGCCCTCGGGGTTCCGCCGGATCCCGTGCCGCTCTGCGAGTCGCTGCACCGCGTGATCGCGCATCGCCGCCTCCGGGGCTACGCCGCCCACCTCGCCCACCACGGGGTCCGCCAGCCCCTCACCCGGCGGTGATCGACGGCCCGGCCCTGCCGCGCCGCGCGCTCCGCGCCGAGGAGCATCCCCTCGGTGATCCCGAGGTCGATGTAGAAGGCCGAGAGGGGGGCGTCGTGCCGGCTGAAGTAGAGCGCCGTCTCCCCCCAGATCAGGCCCGCCGCGATGCCGAGGGCGCGCTCGCCGACGCGGTCGTCCCGCAGGATCCCGGGCTGGGTGAAGAGCAGATGGCTCGCGATCGGCGACTCGCCCCGGAGGATGGAGTCCCGCACCGCGGCGCGGGCGTACCGGATGTTGCGCCACCGGAGCACGGCGGCGGCGAGGCGGCGGAGGCCGGGGACCCGAGCGATCCAGCCCTTCGGGCGCCCGGCGAACGGCGACTCGAGGATGACGAGGCGCAAGGTCAGACCTCCGGCGGTGAGGGGTTGGGCAGCGGCGTGAGCGTGATCTCGGTGCGGGGACGACCTGCGTTCTTCTTCCAGCACGCGCGGCACCGGCGATACTCGGGCCGGCTCACGGGACTACCGCACAGCGCACAGCGGGAAGCGGGGCGGGGATTCGCACGTGTGTTGCGGCGGATATGCTTGTGCAGGCCCACCAGTCTGCATGCATCACCGCAGTATCTTTGCCCTCCGTTTCGGGCCCGGAACGCGATCCCGCAGGTGAAACACGTCCGCGGCTGCGTGAGGTCGGTCCCCCGGTGCTTGTTCGCGCACTCCACTGAGCAGTGCTTGGCGTTCGGCATGAAGGACCGGAACGCCTTCCCGCAGTGTCCGCAGGTCTTGGGCGCCTCCGCGGGTCGCGTCGCAGCGGCAGTACGTCCCACCAGGATCTCGGTCTTGGCTTGCCCGGGCGCGAACGATAGGGTCCCGACGATCACCTTCACCTGTGAGTCGTCGCGCCAGATCCGTGCAAGGTTCGCCGAATCGCAGACGTGCTTGAGGAGGTTGTCGACGTCGATTCGCTGGTACGACCCCCGAACGAACCGGCACACGAGCACCACTGAACCATCCAGCGTCCCGCGGATCTTCTGGCGCAAGTAGGCGGCGGTCCGCGTCTCCGCGGTCGACTGCTCCGCATCCGCATAGCCGCGACCGGCTCCGAACCGGGGACGGCGCTTCGATGGCGGCTCGCCAGGGACGTCGACAAACGCAACCTCGGTGAAGTCCGGAGCGAGGAGAGCGGCGACAGCGCGGAGGTCCGACGGGCCGGGGACAGTGAACGAGACGGTCACGGCGCCCCCAGCCGCGGCCCGCGGGGCGCCGAGGGGTGGACCGGCCGCGACGGGGGCGGCGGCCGGTGGTTCTGGCAGGCGTCGCGCTCCGTCCCGTCCGGCCGCGTTCCGGCCTGATACCGCCGCCCGCAGACCTGGCCCGCGCGCGGCCCGTCGGTGAGGACGTGCTGGCAGAGCTTCACCTTCCCGCCGAGACCGTTCACGGCCGCCTCCCGAGGAAGATCACGTTCCCGCGGTGGTAGCGCCGCGCCCGCCAGTCGAGCGGCTCCTCGGGCGCCGGGAGGTGGTAGTCGGGATCCTCGTCCCGCCACCAGGACGCGACCGCGAACGGCGCGGCGACACCCAGGGCCACGAGGAACCACAGGCCGCCGAACCGCAACACCGCCTCGAACGTCTCGAGCATCACGCACCCCCTGCGGCGCCGACGGGCGCCTCCGAGAACTCGGCCATGAGCTGAGCCCGCGCCTCACCGAGGAGCCGAGGCAGGGCGTCCGGGTAGGCGCTGCGAGCCACGCGCTCGCGGAGCTCGTCCCACGCCTCCTCGGCGGCCGCGCGCCGCGGCCCGAGGTGCGCCAGCCACCCGGCATCGAGCTCCACCACCGGCGCGGGCGGGGGCGCCGCCGCGGCGACCGCGCGTCGGCGGACCGCCTCGTCCGCGAGGACCTGGGCGAAGTAGGCCAGGGAACCGGGCTGCGGCTTCCGAGCGGCGATGGCGTCGAGGATCCGCTGCCGGCAGATGGCGACCGCGTCGGCCTCGGGGATGACGCCGAGGGAGGCCTCAAGCGACGTCAGGACCGTCGGCTCGTTCCCGCCGATCGGGTAGAGCGCGGTCCGGGCCATCGACGCGGTGAGCGCCTCCCGGAACGACCGCGCCTTCGGCCACCGCTCCGGGGGCGGCGCGCCTCCGCCCTCGTCGACGACCCCGAGGCTCCGAGGGGGCAGGTCATCATCGGGGGCACCGGCAGCGACCCGAGCCGGCGCGACCGCTGCTGCTGCTTCTTGTGGAGGTGGAGGTGGTGGTGAAGGTGGAGTGCTATTTTTTGCCACTGCGACCGCAGTGGCCGACCCATCGGCTCCGCTATGCGTCTCGGATGGCAAACGCATGCGCTTGCCACGGCGCCGATTCTTCTCTCCCCACCGGGCCTTAGCCCCCTCCCGTCCTGCCGCCGCCCTCTTGCGGCCGATCTGGACCGCCTTGTCTCGCTCGTCCTCCAGGCGCGGAGAGATGAGCCGGCCCTGCTCCGTCGGGTGCGCCGCGAAGCGGTCGCCGATGGCAGACCAAATGCGAGCCATCTCCCCGCTCTCGACGCGGAGGAGCCTGGCGAGCTGGGTGTGCGCGGCAGGGATCGAGCCGTCGTTCCAGGCGTACGCGAGGAGCGTCACCCACGCGCCGCGCTCCTCGAGCGACCACCCCTGGAACCGGCCGTCCGCAAGCATCTCGGCGGCGTAGATGGGGAAGAACGGCATCGAGAAGCCCATCGCCTTACCCCCCGACCTTCGCGTGCTTCTTGAGGTTGCAGGTCGGACAGAGAAGCTGGAGGTTCGCGACCTCGTTTCCGCCGCCATGAAGCACGGGGTAGACGTGGTCGATGTGCAGCCCGGAGAAGCGAGGGCGCGCCGAGGTCCACTGGAGTTCGCCGACCGCCCCACAGCGCGCGCATACGATGGTCGTGACCGATCCCTCTCGCCCGCCGTACCTGGCGGCGAGGTCGCGTCGCGTCTCTGCGGGCAGAGGGCGCCGCCCGAGCGGCTTCGGCTCCCACCACCGCTTACGCCAGGCAGGGTCCGCATCGACGGAGTCCCAGTGCCCGGGGATGGCGTCTCCGTGCTCCAGCGCCGCCACCTGGGCCCGGAACACCGCGTCTTCCCACTCGCGTAGGTGCGCTCGGCAGCAGTCCCGGCCCCACATGCGAGAGACGGCGCAGTCGGCCCACTGGCACAGGTCGGGGTCCCTGCGTCCCATCTACCCCTCCCCTCCGCCAGCCACGAGCCGCAGCCCCGGGCGCCCGCGCGCCGCCTCCCTCGCCTCCATCTGGCGGCCGAGCTGCGCCCAGAGGGCCCGCTCCGCCGTGGCGAGGTACCGGAGCGCGATGGCCGGGTACCCCTCCGACGCGCACGTCGCCGCCAGGTTGAGGACCTTCTCGACTTCCTTGGGGGTCATGCGGCGTCTCCGAACAGCGAGGGCTGGCGAGGGTCGGCCGCCTCGGCCCGCTCGAGGGCGCCGACGGGCTTGGACCTGGGCGCGTTGGCGGCGAGGGCGATGCGCCGGGTCGCGAGCTCGACGTACTCGGCCTCGCGCTCGATCCCGATGAAGTCGAAGCCCATCCGGACAGCGGCCATCCCGGTCGTCCCGGAGCCGAGGAAGGGGTCGAGGACGGTGCCGCCCTTCGGCGTGACGAGGCGGCAGAGCCACTCCATGAGCTCCACCGGCTTGACGGTGGGGTGGTGGTTGCGGGCGCCGCCGTTGCGGCCGGCCCCGGCGCGGGGGGAGCGCAGGCCCGCGGACCCGTCCTCGCGGTCGGTCGCGTCGCCGCCGGACTTCGCCTCGAGGTCGTGGAGGCCGGCGTCCCGCTCCGAGCGGGCCGGCTTCGCGACGTAGCGGAAGATCGGAAAGAACCGCGAGGCGCCGCCCGCGTCCCCGAACCCAACGACCTGCCCCTGCCCGGGAAGCGCGAACGAGGTGCGCCCGTCGAGCGGGCCGGAACCGCGGACGCCGAACCCGCCGCCCGCCTCCCCGCTCTGCCGGTCGAGCTCGGCGACGGGGCACCCGGGGGCGCACGTCCCGTTGCACCCCGGGTCATGGCTCATGAGGACGTTCGGGGGCCAGCGGCCGGAGGGCTGCGAGAAGTTTCCCGCGGCGCCGCGCATGACCCCTCCGCCGCTTCCATTGCCCCACGCTGCGCCGCCCCGCTCGCGGTCCCCGGGCGAGTAGGCGCCGCCGTTCAGGTCATCGTCCGTAGAAACCCTGCACCCGTCCACGTTGAGCGCCCCGGTCCCGTGCTGCAGGACGCATGCGGCCACCGTCATACCGAGGGGCTTGCGGGCGAGGACGATCGGCTCGTGAGCGGGCTTCAGCGCCGTCCCCCAACCGTCCCAGGCGGTAGCCGGGGCGGTAGCCGGGGCGGTAGCGGCGTACTCCGCTCGGAACTCCCCGAGGCTCTCGGTGTTCGCGGACCCTGCGCCCTTCGCGATGCCGACCACCGGACGCTCCGCCCCGAGGTGCGCGTCGATCGCCTTCGACACGTCCAGCGACTTCGGGAACCCGGAGCCGTAGATCCAGTGCAGCGAGTCCCGGATCTCGAACCCGGCGTCCTCGATCGCGCAGGCCATTCGGTGATAGGTCCTGGTCCCGCCGAACGCGGCGAGGTGGCCGCCGGGCTTCAGGACGCGGAGAGCCTCGCGCCAGAGATCGACCGAGTAGGCGATCCCGCTCGAGTCCCAACGGCGGCCCATGAACCCGAGCTCGTAGGGGGGATCGGTCACGATCGCGTCGACCGAGGCCTCCGGCATCGCGCGGAGCGCCTCGACGCAGTCGGAGTGCAGGACCCGGAAGCTCACGACGCGCGCGCCTCCGTCTGGCCCAGCATGGTGAGGCGGATCCGCTTGAGGGTCCGGAGGTCGCCGAGGGTGGCGATGGCGCGGCGCCGCTTCTCGCCGATGGCCGCATCGACCTCGTCCACGTCGCGGGCGATGCACACGCCTCCGCCGGAGAGGCCGATCACGGGGACCCTGCGGGCGCGGAGGACGGCTGCCGCCTCCTGCAAGCGCCTGACCGCGTTGACGTGGACGCCCTCGCGCTCGAGCTCGCGGCGCAGCGCCTCCCAGGTCGCGGCGGAGCCGGTGCCGAGGTGGCGGTCGACGAGGAGGTGGCCGAGGACCTCGACCAGGGCCGGGTCGACGGGGCGGGGGCTCACGGTGCGGCCCTCCGTCGGACCCGCGGCCCGGGGTCGAGGGGCGGCGGGACGCAGGCGCCCACGAACGCGAAGGGCTCGCACTCGGAGAGGTCGCGCGCGGCGAGGAGAAGGGTGGCCGGGATTTCCCCGGCCCGGCGCATGGCGTCCTCCCGAGTAGAAGCCAGGCGCGAAGAGAGCCGGCCATCCCGCGCCCCGCGGGCCGGTGTCGCGGTTCCACCCCGACGGGGAGACGACAGACCCGGAGGCGAGCCGGTGTCGGGTGGCGCGAGAGAAGACGGGCGAGCCGTCGCCGC